TTGATTTTATCACTTATCAAGACGATGCAATATACCAACGCCCCTTACGTTATTACAGAAGAAGAGGACAACCGCATCCGCAACCGAAGGGAGACCTTCATCAGGGAAACAGGCACCGAGGTACTTATCACGATGATCACCTCCTATGGACTTGCGCCGGGCGGCTGTAAAACGTTATCACTTCACATGGTAGTGTTTATTCGAGAGCTGACATTAGCGCTTTTTGATAACACATTTGTAACACACATGGATGATTTCTCAATACTACAAATTCATAACACGTTGATTAACAGCCATTTACAAAAAAGAGTATATAAAAGAGGAATAAGTGACAAAATATATTTAAAAACAAAAAAAGAACAACAGAGATAAGTACCTATGAATAAGCAACTTACTACTATTGTTCTCTCACGCTATTTTGTACAAATAAGTTTCATTTTGCTTATTATAGTGATTCCGTTGGGGTTCGAACCCAAGACCCACAGCTTAGAAGGCTGTTATACGGAACACCAATAAAATATCTAAACAATAGCGACTTACGCTATAGGCGAATAATCATTTTGCGGCAATTTTGCGACATTTTACGCAAGCCTACTCCACTGAACATACAAATATACTTTACATTATCATTTCCTTTTCTGCTGATATTCCACAACTAAGAGCTGCTTCACATCTGCTAAATCCAACTCTAAATCACGATAGGTAGGATTAAAGGAACGCAATATAAGCTTTCCATTATTCATATCCAAGTCAATGATACGCTTCAATAGAATACCTTCTTTATGAACTATGATATATTCCTTTCCGTCTATATGAAGTCCATTGCTCTTTACCATGTAGTCAGGGCAGACTTTACATATAACGATGTCTCCATTCTGATAAGCTCTAGACGAGCCATCATCCATAGAATCACCGCTTACCTCGAATGCTACGTACTTTTCTTTATCTTCCTTTACAATAGGGATTGTTGGGAGCGATGATATATATACATCATCTGCATATCCGCTGAGATAACCTGCATAAGCCATCTGTGGAACAAGAGGAACAAAGCTGACGCTTGAATTGATATTCGATTTGATGTCATCGTTAAACATCTTTCCTTCTCCGGTCTTAAGCCAATTCAGATTTAGCTGAGGGTAAGCCAAAGAGATATTCTTCAAGAAAGTCTCGCTAGGCATATCCGGCAATCTGTTAATTGCACTGGTATAGCTCTTACACTTCCGCAAGAAGAATGTAGTACTAATTCCCATCTCCGTACAGAATGGCGCAATTCTGCTTTTGTAGTTGTTGAATTTTTCAATATTAGCCTCCGGCTGCAACATTTCACCAGCTCCATTAGCTAGCCAATCCATATTAAGATCTGGAAATTTAGAATTTACTCTATAAGATACCCTTGCCGTGAACACACCATTTTTCCCTATGATTGGAAAGTTAGAGGCCACATCGGCTTTGTCGCAAAATTCACGTTTGGTAATTCCTTTATATTTAAGATACTCACGCAGTCTAGTCTTTGCGTTTTCGTTTTCGCTTACCTTTATAGGTGAAGAGATGAACATTTCCCCCATTCCTGTCCTAATATAACTTGGATTTACCTGCGGAAATTTTCTCGTTATAGCTTGCAAGCTTTTGGAAGATACACGATTAGTTATACGGCTTACGAAGCCATGTCCTAAGCCTACGGTATCCTCGAATTTTTCATTTGAAGTGTAACCCAAAGCAGTGATTACAGCCTTCAGTCTTTCGTATGCACTATTCATAACCTAAAATTTAATACGCAGTAAGCGCATGTGTAACTTAATTTATGTAAACATTTAGAGTTTAAAGATAATAAAGGTTAATATAGTATATTTAAACACTAATTTATTTGCATATTTGCGATACTTTTCTTATCTTTGCACTCGTAAACATTAAATATGTTGCAAATATACATAAAAATATCGTAACTTGCAAGAAATTTAATATATTTTTTGCAATATTACATAAAAAGGTGAGACACACCATAAAAACTGTAGAAAGAATATGTCATTAAGCGAGATTAAGCAATTAGTATCTATCGCATTTCAAGCGGGACGGATGGATGCCCAATTCGAAATGGGCTTGCGTTCCGACAAGATACGCAGAAAGGATGCCGAATGCTATCTTGCATCAAAAGGATTCGAAAAACAGATGATTGACAAATGGGTCAAGAATAGGTTAATGAAAGAATATGTAGGTGATAGTAAAAACTCACCTAGATATTATTCTCTCAAAGAAATCAATGAACTTGTTGTTTCTTGTCAGATAAAGAAAATGATTATTTAAAATATACGACTATGGCAGAGAATAAGGCAGCGAAGCCTGTAGAAGGGCAGAGCGTAGAAATTAAGGATTATGAGTTTCGCCTCCTTGATGCAGATGAGATAGAAGTCCGTGTTGGTCAAGGTGGTAATCAGAAGTCACCGGACTGGTGTTCCTTGTTGCTTTACAAGGACGCAAGATGTGACATGAGACGATTAGATGAGAAGTTCGGCATCTATGGTTGGAAACGTAAACATGAGCTTATCGGTCAGAACCTCTTTTGTACGGTTTCCGTTTATAAAGAAGGCATCGGTTGGATAGATAAGCAAGATGTTGGTACGCCAAGTAACACTGAAGCCGTTAAAGGTCAAGCAAGTGATTCTTTCAAGCGTGCATGCTCTTGTTTAGGTATCGGTCGAGAATTGTATACTGCTCCCAAGAAGATATTCATCAACCTCAACCGAAACACCGAATATTCTCAAAGCGGAAAGTTGAAGACAATTTTCCATGTTGGATATGTAGGTTATACAAACAGATGTATTGCCAAACTTATTATTCAAGATGAGAATAACATTGTGCGTTGGTATTGCGGCATGACAGAACAAGAAGTTCTTGAATGGATGAATGAGCAGAAAGAAGTATATGGTTACTCTGAACCAGCCCCAAAGAGCGAGGAAGAAAAAGACGAAAATCTTAATGAGCAAAAACAATATGCTTATCCACAATTGCAACAGGCTCAAATTTGGGAGGACGTAGATAGAGTTTGGAACGGATTCCCAGACCTTCAGAAGTCCGAAGAGTTTAAACGCAAATGTGCATTACGAAAGATGGAACTCGCACAGAGCAAGAAGGATTTAAAAGCTGTTTATGATGCTTATCCCGAATACCAAAAGAATGCAGAGTTCTTAGCTAAGTTGACACAATTTAAATCAAGATTAGTATGATACAATTGAATAACAGTGGAGTTCTTTATGAGGACTCCACACATCAATACTTTTATGATGGTCGTGAATTAAGTGGCATTACAGGTATGCTTCATCAGTATGTATTTCCCAATATGTACTCTAACGTAAGCGAAGAGGTATTGAAGAAAGCTGCCGAAAAAGGCACTATTATCCATGAGCAGGTAGAGTTGTTTGCTTCATTGGGTATTGAGCCAGCCTCAGAGAGTGTCAAGGATTTTGTCGCTTATATCAAGAAGAATGGATATGAGATTATAGGTAGCGAATATGTCCTTCGAATCGGAGAAGACCATGCAAGTGCAATCGACTTGGTGATGCACAAGGATGATGCACCGGACGATGAGGTTGAGATTTGGGATATTAAGGGTACTTATTCCGTTAATAAGGAGTATGTGCGTTGGCAGAACTCGATGTATAAGTTCGGTTTCGAAACATTGAATCCTCATCTGAAGGTTACACGTATATGTTGTATGTGGTTGCGTGATGACGAGAAGCGTGGAACAATCTGTAAACTCATCCCATTAGGCAAGCCAAGACCAGCGAGTGATGTTAAAGAATTGTTCCGATGCGAGAAAGAAGGTCGTTTGTATAATGATGATACAAAAACACCTTATTACATTATAGATAACGAAATCGCACTCATGGACGTTCAAGAGCGCATTGCTAAATTGCAAGAACAGGAAAAGGAGTTAAAGGCAGCTATCTTTGATGGTATGTCAAATGACAACCTAACGTCTTATAAAACTTCAATTTACACTTATTCATTGAAGTCTGCTTCTGAGAGGGTTACGTTAGACACGAAGGCTTTTGATGCGGATGACGAAGAAGCTTACAACCATCTATTGAAAAAGTATAAAAAGGTAACTAAGGTAAAGCCTAGTTTGACCTTGAAAAGAGTTGGATAATTTATTGTTTTATTAAATATTTTAAGTTATGTCTAATAGTTATAAAGGTAAGATTGTTGCTATCGAAGGCATTCAATCTATTCAGAGACAAGGTAAAGAACCATTTGAAAAGAGACGTTTGATGCTTGATGCAACACGTTTCGATGGTTTGACAGGGGAACGTGGCTACGAAAAGCGCATCATCTTTGAATTCAGTGGTAAGAATGTACATGTACCGGATGGTTTTAATGTCGGGGATATTGCTGAAGTATTCTTTGACGTTGAATCATATCAAGGAACAAAGAAGGATGGCACAACAGACTGGTTTACATCTGTTCGTGGCTACAAGATGCAAAAGATTGAAGCACAGAACAATGCGCCACAAGGTGGCATGCAAGCTGCTGCTAATAATCCTTTTCCACCACAAGCTCCAGCCGCAGGTTCAGCACCAATTCCACCAGCGCAGCCGAGTGGTACTAACACATCTGATGCGCCATTTTAAACTTATTATGGTGGAGAATTAATTTTCTCCACCTTTCATTTAAAAAAGATGGTATATAATATGTTGAATCCGGTCGAGCTTGAAAAGTTCGAGGAACGAACCAAGGCTATGATAACCAAAGCCAAGAAACTACAAAGTGATTATTATAATGAGAAGTTCTTTGTTGTTGACCTTAAAGAGAGACAACAATCTAGGACAATCCAGCAGAATGCTTATCTGTGGGTAACAATCACTTACGTAGCTATTGAAGAAGGATATACTAAGGACTATATCGAACAAGAGTTCAAACGTGTAAACAAGGATATTTTTCTTAGGGAGCGTGAGAATAAACAAGGCAAGACCTTCCAATATTGGAGGCACATACCAGACCTTGACAAAGAAGAAATGTCTTTATGTATAGACCGATGGCTTCATCATTGCTCAATGGAAAGAGGATTATACATACCGACTCCACAAGACCATGCTTATATGGTATGGCAGACGCAGGTGGAGAGGCAAGCAGAATTAAATAAAGAGTTTTTATAGGATGCTTGGTGTCGTAGCTCAGTTGGATAGAGCAAATGTTTCCTAAACATTAGGTCGTGAGTTCAAGCCTCACCGATACCACATTCTCTAACATAAAAAGAAAGAATATGAAATCATTAACAGGAAAGTATTTTATCGTAGGTGTTCGTTATGAGAAAACTCTAGAAGACGGAACGAACGCTAAAACTACAGAGCAATATGTTGTAGATGCCTTGTCATGGTCAGAATGCGAGGCTAAGACTACAGAAGAAATGGCGGTATACACAAATGGTGATATGGAGATTGTCACTATGAAGAAAGCTGGTTTCTCTGAGTTGTTCCTTTCAGAGGTAGATAGTGAGGATAAATACTACGATTGCAGTATTAACATGATTACTATTGACGAAAAATCTGGCAAGGAGAGGAAGACCAAGGTTCGTTATCTTGTGCAGGGTGATACCATTGAGAAGGCTCGTAAGAATGTAGATGAGATTATGGGTAAGACTATGATTGATTACAATATTACAAGCCTTAAGGAAACATCAATCATGGATGTTTTCTTGCATATGGGTAAACCAAAGGAGTAAGGCTTTTCATTTTTCTTATTATTTAATTAGTTTGAAATCCCCCTATGGGGTGGTGCTGCTTAGTTCAATGGTAGAACGTCCGCCCAAATCGGAAAAAGGTTGTGGGTTCGACCCCCACAGCAGCAACTATGACTTTTGGTTTGATAAAGGATAAAGATTATGGGATATTATGATAGATTCAACAAAGGTGGAAAGAAGCCTAAACACCAAAGGAGCGAGAAGCAAAAGTGGGTTGACAAGCTAGATAGGCTTATGTCGGTTTATATCCGCATGAGAGACTCTAGAGAGTTTCACTATAAGTACTTCAGATGTATCAGTTGTGGACGAATATTGCCAATCGACCAAGCCGACAATGGGCATTATTGCGGACGAACTCATATGAGCTTGCGCTTTGATACACGTAATCAGAATGCGGAATGCAAACGATGCAACAGATTCTCTTCTGACCATCTTATCGGTTATAGAAAGAATTTAGTAATGAAGCTTGGAAGATTGACTTATTTGCAAAAGCATCCTCACGTTCCTTTAGATATGGAAGAAGTTAAGCGGCTCGGAGAGCAACAAGTTGATTTATTGGAGGTAATGAAACATCAAGCAAAGAATTGGTCTGTGTTTGAATTACAGGAACTCTATAAATACTATGCGGCTCTAATTCTGAAAATGAATGAAGAAAAAGATAATCAATAAGGTTTAAATAATGTTACTGCATTAATAATATACACTAAATTGTTTGCATTATTAAATTATTCTTCGTACCTTTGCAATCGTCTTGGTGAGACACACCATAAAAACTGTAAGGTCATTTTTATATTGGCTTTTGTTATGCATAAGACTTGTGCATTCCTATATAGTAACAAAAGTGATTTCATATTATTTGTGAAATGAAGTTTAAATTAAGACCATATCAAGAAGAGGCAAGCAAGAAGGCTGTTGAGTTTTTCTTGGATGAAAAGAAAAATTGGAACGCTCTGGAAGTGCTTCCTACTGCATCGGGCAAATCATTGATTTTGGCAGATATAGCTGCTAGACTCAAGGATAAAGTGCTTGTATTCTCTCCTACTAAGGAAATTTTGGAACAAAACTACAAGAAGTATTGTTCTTATGGATTTGATAATGCCAGCATCTATTCCGCTAGCTTTAAATCAAAAGAAATCAGCGATGTTACTTTTGCTACAATTGGTAGCGTGAAAGGACATCCCGAATTGTTTACTGACTTCAAATACATATTGATTGATGAGGTTCATTTAGTGAAACCTGAATCCGGCATGTATAAGGAGTTTCTTGATAAATTAAAGAGCAAGGTCATAGGTTTAACCGCAACACCTTTCCGTCTGTATTCCTATCAGAACTATGGTAGCATACTGAAGTTTCTGACAAGAAGTAGAGACAAGATTTTCAAGGAGCTTATTTACTATGTTCAAGTTGAGGATATGGCAAAGAACGGATATATCTGTCTTCCGAACTATTACACATGCCCACCACCACAATGGAACGAAGGAAACTTGCAGCTCAATTCAACTTGCCGTGATTACACTGATCAAAGTGTCAAGCAAGAATATGAACGTGTAGATTTGTACGGATGGCTAGTTAGTGTTGTTAAAAGATTGCTTAATCCTAAACGAGGTGGAGAGCGTAAAGGTATCTTGGTTTTTACGAAGTTCGTTAAAGAAGCTCAGATGCTGACCTATTCCATACCTAATTGCGAAATGGTCTGCGGAGAGACACCACCTAAAGAGCGTGAGGCTATCATCGAGCGATTCCGCAATGGGCAGACTAAGGTATTGGTAAATAGCCAAATCTTGGTCGTAGGCTTTGATTATCCGGAGTTAGATACTGTAGTGTATGCAAAGCCAACACGTTCATTAGCGCAATATTATCAAGTCGTAGGAAGACTTCTTAGACTATCAAAAGGGAAACAACCTTGGTTTGTTGACCTCTGTGGTACTTATGAGAGGTTCGGAAAAGTTGAAGACTTGAAATTGCTAGACCAAAACGGCAAAGGAAAGTGGGTAATAATGAGTGGAAATAAACAATTAACAAATGCATTTTTTTAAGATATGGTAGTAAAATTAGACGAAAAAGCATGTAGCTTGGATGCAGATGAATTGGTCGCTTTCGTCCGTCTGTCATTTAATGCTGACAAAGACGGATATGTATATGGGAGCAACAAGGAATTATCGAATAAGATAGGTATGTCGGTAGCAAAGACAAAAAAAGCTATTGATGGGCTATTTGAGAAACAAATGTTATCTATCGGAAACGGAAAAGTCTTTATTTGGAAGCATGAAGACAACATAGAATTTGCTGAAGGCGAAGAATCTAAACCACACAAGAATGAACCTGAACGAATAGCATTGAATAACGTCCCTAGTGTACAACAAGTGGATGATAAAGCAAAAAAGGTTTGCGAATATTTCAATAAGGTTATCGCTGGAAGAGGAATGCCTCTAGTTCATGCCCTGACATCGAAGAGAAAGTCAATGATTAATTCACGGCTTAAAGAATATGGGAGTGAGCAGATGAAGTTGATGATTGACAAGGCGGCAGCATCTTCATTCCTTAATGGTAGTAATGGATGGATGGCGAGTTTTGATTGGATTATGAGACCAAATAATTTTGTTAAAGTATTGGAAGGAAATTATGATGATAGAAAGCAAGGGACTAATAAAGACGCAGAGCAAGGCTATTACCAAGAATCAGCCGACCTCGTGCAGCGTCTCAATCAACAGAGAAAAGCAACGAATATTCAATGAGTACGGAACATTCGATAACGTTCTAATGTCTTTCTCTCCATCAAGCCAAGTAGGTAGTAAGATGCCAATCGGGAAAGCTTTTAAAAGCAACGCACCAACACTTACCTATCTTGACTTGTGTTATGGAGAAGGAAGTGCAATAACATGGCTTGTAGCATGGGTTTCTGATGTCTATGGTATTTGTGGCTTTGTAAATAATGAGGCTACTGAAAATATCAAGATAATGACTGCAAATGCTATAAAGGATGAGTATTATTTCCTTAATCTGAACGAGCTGATTACTTTCTTCAAGATGTTTATTGCCGGAAAGTTTGAGAAATTCTACAAGAAGCCAAATCCGCAAGTTATAACAAAGAGCTTGAATACTTTCTGTTCCCATCGTATAGATGCCATAAAAGCAGTAGAGGCAAATATACAGAAAGAGAAAGAGGCTAAAGAAGATGAGGCTATCAAGCAAAATGCCATCACTTATGAAGAATGGGCGGCAAGAAAAAAAGCTAAGGGCGAGGAAGTTAATATAGAACTTATCGAAGACGAGAAAGGCAACAAGATTTTTCGGGTAAAAGCTCCTAAAGCTGATATTAGATTAGACTCAGCTTATATGATAGTCAAGAATACAACAAATGCAGATTTTAAGGCTATATGCAAGCTAAGAGAATGTTTCGTTAAGAAATATGGTATAGACCCATACGACTTGATTAGAAGTTTAGGGAATAAAAAACTTAGAGAATATGAAGAAAGAAGAAATTGTCAAGGCAATCATTAAGAACCTTAGAGATGTAAATGGCAAAAAGTTCCGCAAGGATGATGTTCAAGCCATTGTGAATTATTTCATAGACCTCACAAAGCAATCGTTGCGCAACAGAGACCGTGTTATGATACGCAGCTTTGGAACATTTGTGGTACGACATAAAAATCCCAAGCAAATTAATTGCGTGCGAACAGGAGAGAAAACGATGACAAGGGAGAAAGACCATGTGGCTTTCATTCCTTCTAATGATTTTGACTTAGATTCAATAGTATAAAATGGAGATAGCAGAAATAGAACAGATTATAGAGGCTTGCAACTTTGATGTTGCTAGCCAGACCCAAAGAGCAGAAACATTCAACGTAATTGACGCTATTGTAGAAATGCGCAAATACGAAGGTCGTTTCAACGCCAAACGTTGGGAATATGAAAATGTTAATGGACGTGGTACGATAGAAATATATTCTAAACTCGTTGCCGGAACTCTAGAGGACAAATTAGCAGAGTTTGCTATTATATTATTCTCAATGGCCAATAAGTACAAGATGAATGTCAAATCATTGAGGCTAGACCCAGATTCTATGAGAGACCGTTCCTTTGAAGACTTGATGATGTCTATGCTGAAGATTGAAATGACACATTACCGAGTGTTCAAGAAGATAATAATCTTGATTGGCATGCTTTGCGGATATTGCATGATGAATGGTATTGATTTGTTGTGGTTCGTTAACAAAAGACTTTTGATAAACATTAAATAGGCTAAAATATGAAGAAGTTAAAGTTAGTTTTTACAAGTACGGATTTCGCATCTTATACGAAGAGTACTATGGGTATGTTATGCAAGGTTCTTTTACGAATTCCTTACCTTGTACTTGTAGGCATAGTTAGTACAACATGCTGGCTTGCTAAGTGTATTGTAAGGTTCTGTAAGGAGAATACAAAGGCTGCAGTAATAATAGGCTTTGCTATCTGCTTTATGGTTATGTTTGTTGAGTTTATCTATTTTAAAATTCAACTAGCAAAGAGTTCGTATCAGACAAGTGAACTTATAAAGCGGAACTATGAGCTGGAGCAGACCGACAGATACGATATAGGCTTCCATGATGCAATGGCAAAGAACAGAGAAATGCTTACACAAAATATTGAACCATGACAAACGAATTCAATGATGCGTTTACGAGAGCACAAGCTTTGCAGAGAAGGTTTGACCCAAATTACATGAACTCCTTTTCGATAGTAATTAAATATGATAGCTATTACGAGGAATACATGGAGATTGAATTGAGAACAGATAATGATAAGTTCTTTATTTCTACATTGACATGCGTTTACGAAGAGGATTATACTCTAAGATTAGACGAATTAGAAAAAACAATAGATAAATTATTAACAGATGAAGACAATGAATAAAAAAGTTATTTTTGTAAGCCTGTTGGATATTATAAGTATTCCATCGGGTAACGAGCATCCTGTAGATATTACGGATTTTCAGCTAAAGCACGATTTCTTTAGAGCGTTGCAAGCAGATAATAATATAGTCCGTGTCAACATCTTAGGATATGACAAGAACCAAGTAATGTATTCAAGCGATATAACATTCAAGAAAATGGTATCGGTTATTTCATACGAAATTGCTATGTATACAGTTAATGCGGTAGTTCCATATTGCTCTACTGATAATATTGATGATACTTTTGTTGATGCTGCAAAAAGCACCGAGAGTATTGAGTTTCTCAAAGACAAATCTAATTGGCTGATTATTGGGAACGATGATCTGGCTGATAAATTTGGGGTTGACAATATAACAATGGAGGATTTCGTCAATGGAGAACTTGGAGAATATTCTGAAGGAGCTAAGACAGCAGAAAAGAGATAAACATATTAAACCGGAAATCTTGACCTTAGCAACCATAAAGAATAGGTACGGAAAAGACCCGTTACCTGAGTTGCGTAATTTATGGGCAAAAGGACTGGTTAAGAATTGTAGAACTTTAAATGATTTAGGCTTTATATACAATGGATAAGGAGTTAATAAAGAAGTTAGTAGCACAAGGCAAGGCTTATGTACTTGACTTGCGAGGTGGTCGTGTTCCTTATAAGGAAGGTAATGCTGCGGCAGTTGATTTTTACTGTCCACAAGATGTGGTATTGAATATGCCTTGGGTGAAAATGGGAAGAGGTCACATAAATCTGCATTTAGGCGTGGAACTTCCTAAAGATGTTGGCTTGGATATTCGTTCACGTTCCGGCTTTACTGACAAAGGTATGCAAGTTGATGTGGCCTTTATTGGCAAGAACGAAACACAAGTTGGTTACATGACTAATGTTAGAGCGGATATTGATATTTGCCTAGGTCTGGTCGATGAAGATTATAGGGACAATATTGGTGCGCTTTATAGAGTTAATTCCGACCGTTATATGCCGACAAAGGATAGCAAATTTAAACTAGATTCAGATTACGAATATTATGTTTTCGTAGTCAAGAAAGGCACTCGTGTTTGCCAGGGCGCATTCCGCAAGGTAGAAAATCCAGATTGCATACTTGGAGAGTTGAATATGGAAAATAATCGTGGAGGAGGATACGGACATGGTGGAACAAAATAACAATGGGTGTTGCGAATATGCTAACAAGTATATCTTTGTGATAAGACGTTTGGCAGACATGATTGAATGCAAGGATAATGCCACTTTCGTTTCATCTCTAAGGGAGGACTTCGGAAAGCTCGGATTATTTTCAAGCGCAGCCAATTTCCTTCGTCTTATGTATGGGATACGAGCATCTTCTGAAGACAAAGAAACCTTACGAAGCCATATCAGTGTAATGGCGATGGAAGCCTTGCTTACGCTCTCTTGGTATATTGTTTCAGATTATAACGACATCATCGAGTCGCAAATCGAATTGTTCAAAACCAAAAATAAGCGGTATGGAAACGCATTTTCTGAATGTTTTGCTAAAGATGGTTATCCGTATGCCTTCGGTCATTTGCAAGAGAAGATTAATCGTATTTGCTCTTTGCTGACTTTGAACGAGGATGCTAAAGAAGAGCCTGTCCTAGACAGCTATAAAGATTTATTGGGGTATTGTATTTTAACGCTTATCGAAATAAAATGAGATACCGAATAACAAGAATAGAAAAAGTTATCAATGGGCAGAGTTCGTACGAGCACTGCTCGTTGATAGTTTCTAACATAGAAAAGTTTAGGAAACAAATAGATGCAGACGAGGTTAACTTCGTCTATGAAATGTTGGATTAAAAATAGAAAAGAATGAAAGAACCAGACATTGAAATGAATCTAAAGAAAATCATGGAACGCATAAAATGGATTAGAGAAACTAAGGCCATCTTATCCAAGGAAGAAATAAGTCTTTCCATTCCATTGATGCAAGACTTATCGCAAGTAGGCAATATTTACGATAAGTTTATGAGCTATCATGCCGGACGAAATTCCACAATGGTACGCAAGCAATTTATCTTTGTTATTCTTTATCTTTATTCTCCTAGTGCCCTTGGCGGTTCTAAGATGAGAAGAGGGTTAAGAGAAAAAATCGCTAAGGTTTTGGGGTGTACATGTTCTAATGTAAGCCATGATTACAAAAACATCAGTTTCTATTATGTTACTTACCGAAGTTTCCGTAATGACGTGAATGAAATATTGGATAAGCTATTAATAGATTTGGGTTTAAAAGAGATAGGGGAAGAATAACTTCCCCTACCCTTTTTAAAGCAATCGCAACTCTTGTTTAATACCAAGCTTTTTTGACTCTTTATTAAAGAACTCTAATTTACGTTTTACTTTATCTTTAAATTCCTCGAACAATGCAATTAGAGCCTCTTGCTCGGTATCAAAAAGTGATTCCTCTCTAATTGAATGCTGTTTAACTCGTTCACAATAGTCGGGTTTGTATTTATAATCTATCCACCAACCCGAAGAATTAAATTCGTTCCCCTCAAACCAAGATACGTTGCAGCATCCCTTTACTATACAGCGTTGTGGGGCATCAAACCATCCATCAATATACCAAGCAATATCTCCATTCTTATATTTGGGTATTGGTCTTTCCTCTTTGTTCGTATATTTATATTTCTTCATATTCTCTTTTTTATTACTTATAGAAATCCCTATTATAAATACCTGAAAGCCTTTGCATATCTTCCTCTGTTATGGAGTACTTGTAGTTTAACTGATATTGAATATAGTCTCCATACTCCACATCTTTACATGGGAACAGCTTTCCGTTATCAATTCGTTTGAATATTATATTATAATCTGTCCTCACTCCCTTGTTAATAATTGAGAAGTGACTTCCTACAGACTCTCGTTTATCTATTACTTCATACCAAAAAGTTTTACCTTTATGAGACCTATCGTTAACACCCATATAAGCAAAAATTCCTAATATAAAAAGAACAAATAAAAGTTTAAAACAACTGTTATCTTTTTCCATATTACTAATGTTTTACTACTTCCAAATACTTTAATTTTGCGAATCTGTATGATACATATATCTTATCTATATTCACATCTGTATTAAAGGCAAGGATACATCCTTTATCATCATAGAACCCAAGGATAATATACTTTTCCTCTACATACCCTGCAACGTATGCACCAATATCATTACCTTTATAAAGAACAGGCTCTCCACGATACGCATTAAAAAAATCTTTATTTGTCATACGCTATCGCTATTTTAGTTCATCAAAGTCAAGCCACTCAATCTTATCGTAGCACTCATACAGAACTTCGATACGCTGTGTTCCGTCTCCTCTTGTGACAACCCATATATCGTCACTCATTGCTCCATAATGAAGAGCCGTAGGATTTACGCCACCTCCACTATATCGGAACATTACCCACTTTTTAAAGGTGGCTTATCTTCTTTTAGGTCGTGCCATAATGATGCAGCATTCACGTAAGGAACGTTTTCCGTATCACAATCGGTAACACCAACCATTTCTGTACTGAACGTTACTCCGTTAAGCTCATTGTAATCTACCTCATCTTCATTGCTACAGATATTGAGGTAAATCTTCTTTGGTAAATTCTTTACTTTCATATCACTTAAATTTAATAATAAAAAACTCAGTATCAAGCCATTTGTCGGGGCAAAGACCTTTTTTAGGCTTACCGATGGTGATACCTTCGATTTCCTTTTCGATACGTGGACTATCCTTGCGGTAGCCGTTGATGAAGAGAACGTGGGTGAATGACTTGTATTCCGGTTCACCTGTCACACAACAATAACCGCCGTACTCATCAAAAAGCACTTCGCCGCCTTCGGCTTGCTGGTTTACAAGTCGGGATGCCCAATACGGCTTTATCTCCCGATACTCTTCATCCTTTCTTTCGTCAGCAATCATATCGAACCACTGCTTGCTGACGGATAGGGTCAATACTTTCTTTTCCAAACTCAGAATGTTTTAATCATTATGTTACTGTCTCTTCTTAACTCAGCCATAAACTTTCGCTTGTCCATTAGGTTCGGCTTGTAGTCCGTCTTATGGCATCCACACTGACCAACACGAAACCAATAGTCTATCTTTCCGAAAGGAACAGGCTTGGCGTTTGCGAAACTATACTTCTTTTTCATTCTTCCACTTCCTCCCAGTTTCCTTGCTCATTATAATTTTGCTTTGAAGTTGTAAATTGGCTTAATGACATCAATGACATCAACCGTAGGTTTGATTAACTCAACAATCTCTTCGGTTGGCTTGTATGCCATAGGTGCTTCATCAATGGTTTCTTCACAAACTGATGTGGAATAAATACCATTCATTTCATTCTTGTAAGAATCCATAGATAACTCTTTCTTTGCCTGTGTACGAGACATTAATCTACCTGCGCCATGAGGGGCAGAGCATAGCCAATCTTTGTTACCTTTTCCCTTGCAGATAAGAGAACCATCACGCATATTCATTGGGATAATGACTACCTCATCCTTTTTTGCACTGATAGCTCCCTTTCGCAATATACCCTTGTCTGTATCTATATAGTTGTGAATGGTTGTAAAAGAATACTTATCTGAATTAGCATCAATATCTACACCTAAAGCATTTACAAGTCTGTTGGCGATAATCATTCTGTTTCGTTCAGCATATTTTTGAACTATGCGCATATCATTGAGGTAGTCATTGAGCAAATCACCTTCCAAGTAAGAAAGTTCCTTGCTTATATTTTTAGTACCTAATGACTTAATAACACTCTGTATCTCATTTTCTCTGCCTTCGCTTTTTAGCTTGGCAATAACCTCAGACTTATCAGCTATTTTCTTACGGCAATACTCGTAGGCAAGTTTTTGGTAATAGTTGCATACCCTAACACCAAGGTTTCTACTTCCTGTATGTATCACAAGAAACTTCTCTCCTTCTTCATTTGCATCTAACTCAATAAAGTGATTGCCACCGCCAAGACTTCCAACAGAACGATATACTATTTCCATGCTGTCAAGACAATCCCAAGCACGGAATTTGCCAAACATACAACCATCAACCAATCCGTTTATGCAGGCTGATACTTCTCCCTCGTTGACATTAAAACCAGACGGAATCAACTTATTGACTGCTTCATCAAATTTCTGCAAGTCAATATCAACTTTACCAAGTCTTACGACTTTCATGCCGCAGCCTATATCTACTCCAACAGTGTTAGGAACTACTCTGTTATCAAGCTCTATTACCGTGCCAATAGTGCATCCTTTACCTGCATGGCAATCTGGCATTATTCTTATTTTACAACTATTGTAAGCCTCGCTATTAGATAGGGTTTCTATCTGTTTGATAGCTTCATCTTCTATTGTCTTTGCGAAAATCTTTGTAAACTCATTCATATCTCATTTCTTTTTATTTGTTAAACTTATCGCCTTGGTGATGCGGTGGTCTTTTTTACCAACAAAACCATAGCATATTTTGTACTCAAAATCTCTTAATCTTCTGTACCAATAATCACTTGCCGTACTTAGATGACGAGCTTGCTTCATTATCTTCTTAGCTAATCTAATCTTCATACACCAACTAACTTTCCAATCAAACGATGTTCGTGCTTATCGAAAGTAATTCCATACTTGAACATTTCTTCAAAAAGCATAAGACGCTCCTCGTTGGTAGCCAACCGAGTAGATTTCTTTTTATCCTCGGTCATTGTGAAATGAGAGCCTACCATTAAATTCTTATATTCCTTATGGAGATAAAGATAACAGAACAGATTATGATATTCTGGTTTCCAACACTTACATAACACAATCCAATTATTATTTATCACAACTATATTGCCTTCAGCAACAATATCTTCAAACATATTATTTTCTATACGCTACTTCTTTTTACGACAAGGGCAACTCTCAGCGTGGATAACGCAAACACCATGTTTCGTGTCCACAACCAGATAATCGTGTCCTTCCTCAGTGAATACTGACATACCAATCTTCTTTGCAGGTTCATTGCTATTAGCCAAAGAGCGAATGCCCTCAAAAATCAATGCTCCTACAAACAAACACAAGACAAACCAAACGGCTGACTTAATTAAGTTTAAAATCTTATTCTTCATACGCTACTATTTCTTTCCGTAATACTTCTCTGATAAGCCGTTGAATCGCTCATAGTTCGGCAACTTGGGAGAGATTTCAAACTTCATCGTTGTAACATCATATCCTCTATCAGTCATTTCTTTGACAAACTCTTTGGTGAAGACCTTATCGAAAAGATAATGAGCATCTGTTTGAGTCATAAACCCTAGAGGATGATAAGCACCAATGCAGTTCTCTTTCTTATCCCAATATGCCGTTAGCTTATCTTTCTTTAAAAGTCTCATATCTTAATTAATTTCCTCCTCAATCGTTTTGAGATAGTAAATTGTATTATTGATACCTGTAAGTTCCTTACAAGGCCTTTGGTAAGTCTCAGAGATTTGTTCCAAATCCTTGATAAATTGTTGTAGCTTAATTTTATCCTCCCAATCGAGAACTACTACATTTCTTGTTTCTTTTTTCATACGCTAAAAAGGTATTTGTTTATTACTACTGCGAACATGCATATGTTTTCTTCTCCAAGCTAAATTATTTTCTACTTTAATATGCCCGTCTGGGAATTGATGTACTCTATCCCAATAAGCAAACATAGAGAATATACTTTTTATACGCTTCATACGCTACTCCTTCTTATCGAATTTATTGCCGACAACTTTTGCATAAGTTATTACATCATTACCCAAGCTACCTACACATTCGTGAAGAGGAATACTTGTATATAGACCTTCCTTTCGTGCAAGGAATGCGCCTACATCGAAAATAACAACATACTTAATATCGTCATCATCAACATCCTGTAGAATATCACCTTCCCAAGTCTCATTTCCTTCACAATCTTTCAACCCTGTGAACATACAGACTGTAGAAGGGTCAACGTCAGTTATACCATCTTTTATATGGTCTCCTCCTATACATACCCTATTCCCAAGACGTACTAAATCGCCCTCAAACCATTTTCCTGAGTTGAGCTGCTTAGCCTTGAATTTTATGTTTTTTATTTTCATAAGCTATTCATATAAAATTGTTATTCTTTTACTTTTATCTACCTTTAATATAGCTTCTTTTGCTTTACCGATAGAAGAAAACAAATACGTTGGGCAAAGGTTATATGCACCATAATCCCAATAATGGATAAGTCCAAATAACAATGAATGTCTCTTATCTACACGATAAGCAAGGATTGGATTATCCTGAGAATCGTAATGTATGCCTTTAACAGCCTTGCTTTTGCGATACATGTCTACTATTCTATATGTTGCCATAACTATTTTTCTTTAAACTCTCTTTAATTCTCTTCTCGTGACACTGAATCATACGTTTATAAAATTCTATCATCTTTTTATTAACGAAAACAGTATCATATTCACCTATATAGTAATCTCCATTTAAGAGTTCGCTGACGTGTATTCGTACAACGTCTTGCGTCCAGTTATCTATAAAAAGATAATAGGTTTCACGATTAGGGTGTACCATAAGGTACTCGTAGAAGTGGAAAATATCATTTTTAATAAATGTCACTCCGCAACCTTTTGTTAACTGACTTATGTCTTTTAATACTTCCATATCTATTTCTCCTTTCCGTATAAAAGTTCAACACTCTTTCTTAGCACTGTCTCTATATGGTCTCTTTCGAGGTCTCTAGGCTGTCTAAGAAGCCATTCTATATCTCCGTCTATCAATTCTTGATAGGCTTCCTTACATATTTGCATGCTCATATTTATCTCTTCCAATATTTACCAATTAAATAACCGATAACTCCACCCATAAAAGCTATATATAGAACAGCTAGGGTAAGTATAACATAAAATCCAAACATAAGCTATTCTTCTTTAAGTTCAACTGGCTCATCTTGCCAAGACAGCTCTCTTCCGATGAGCTTCTTGATAGAGCCTTGTGGAAGAGGAATTATCTGGGTTTTATCATTGCCCCATAACCTACGGAATAATTTCTTCGGTCTATCTGAAAGAATAACTTCCACACCATGATAATTAACTGCTACCCATGCCATAACTATATCTTTTTAAGTTTTATTTTTATTGCCTTCAGATTTCTTTCACCTCCATCCCAGAAGCATGAACGTCTAAGATAGAAAGGTTGACCTTTAAGCCAAGGGAACTTATCATAGAAAGCCTTCCATTTAGCCTTTCCTGCGTTCAAAGAAGGTACTTCAATACAGCTTCTAGCATGGCAACTGCCAAAGACTAATGTGTTATCACAAACGTTTTTATCCATAACTATTCCTCCAACTTATCAATAGGTTTCCAATGAGTGATAGTGCTACAATGCAAATTGAAGTTTAGAATGAATCCGTTATCATCCATAACCTCTCTACTAATTTTATCTCTTGGAATCTTACGTCTGTAAGACACATTCATATACCCATCTTTTGATATAGCAAGAACATTCTCTCCATAAGGTGGCAACCCATCCTCAACAGATACCCAGTCTGACTTTCCTAACTCTATCAAAGCATCATGCAATAAGCTATTTGCCTTTCTCAAAGGAGCATTATGCTTATCGCATCCAAATTCCAAGCTATCAATATTGCTGTTGATAACTTCTTGTATCAGCTCTTTAACTTTCTTCTTATCCATAGTTACAAATTAAAATATTCACGTATCTGCTCACCTGTCATGCGATATACCTCAGATATTCGGCAGTCTCTAATTGAGCTATCCCAGGCACTGGTATGTTCATCATTACAACTACCATCAGCAACACGCTCTACGGCTTCTTCTGGTCCCGTTGCAAAGTCAACGCTTAGAAGTTCCTTTTCCTCGTCACTAAGCCCTTTTCCTTCCAAAGCAATATTTAGAGCGGTTTGCAACTCGTAATGAGCTTTATCTGAATAGCCTATAGCCTTACCAATATGACTATTGATTGATTTCTCTTTCTTATCCATACTTCCATTTTCTCTTCTTCCCTCCCCCCCCTCCCTGTTGCCAAGTAGAGGGTGGTTAGTTTATTTAAATATACTTTCAAAATTCCAATTATCACCATCGCAACAATCAGATTCTTCTACTCTTGACTTATCAACATCACAATATAAGACGCCATATTGTCGTTTTATATGCTTACAGTTGATACAAGCTGGTATTATTTCCATATTACTATCTATTTATATCCTTTGCAGGATGGTTAATCAATCTTCTTGATGCTATCGATTTCCATGCCAAATAGTACAAACAATCTATTCGAGCGAGTGCCATCTTTCTTGGCTGGGTTGATTCTTATTACAATATCGCCTGTATAGTAACTATTATATTGTTCTGGTGTGATGGTCTCAATCCAACAAACATCACATCTAGAGCAGCTAACTTTATCGCCAACCTTGTATGGTAAGCCCTCAATGTATTCCGTTACGTAAGAAAGAATCTCGTCATTTATAGCATTAATAAGATTTTGTTTCTTAGTAACCTTTGCTTCTAATTCTTCTTTTGTCATATCTTTAAATGTTAGGTTAAACATCAAATCTTTCTGTCTTGATGAGTTATTATCTCACATTCATTTCCTCTACGATTCCAATAACCGCATTGGTAACATTTTCTTCCGTAGAAAGGGCAATGGTAATTTACTTGTGTTGCTACACTCATACCTACACCTCCATTTCTGAGTTAAGTCCTAGACCGAAGAGAAAATGCTGGAGTTCGTGGCAGTATTGTATCTCTACCATATTATTTCCATCAACCTCTACATATAGATGACCTTTATTAGATTTATGCTTAAAGTCTATCCCAATATAAGAAATAAACCCTTCTGCTACATCTAAGTAATAGTACCATCTGTTTTGTGTTCTCCATCCATTCTTCTCTAGAATCTCAGTAGTGAGAGGAATCGGAGATACCTCATCATTATAAGTTTGAATCCAATCGTCTTTAGAAGAACCTTGAAACCCTTTACCAATAAATACAACAAGACTATAGCAACCTTTTCTTCTTAAAAAAGTAATTGTTACGAAACCTATTTTTCCAGTAGCTTTTCCATATTCAATTTTTACTATATCTCCTGGAATATATTCTAATTTATCCATACGTTTTACTTTTTATTATCCATCATAAGAGCCATTTCACATACCTTGTGACACATTTGAAGTACGTCTGATATACTTCTAGTGCTCCAATTATAGTACATTCTTCCGTGGTCTTCGGTTATTACTACAACCTGTCTGTCACGGAGGATTCGCCATATCATTTTCAACTTCTGTTTCATACGCCTAGTCTTTTATATATTCATTTACTTCACACAGAACCTTTTCTAGCAGGTTCTTTAGAATCTTCAATTCATCATTTGAATATGTAGCTATAGGATAACCATCAAGGGTAGTATCGCCAAAGTAGCTACGACTTATATTTAATGAGTGTTTATTCTTTTTCATTTTTCTTTGCCTTTTACAATATTGTACACTTGTTTTAACTCATCTGTTGATAAGCGTTTGAAATCAAAAGAACTGATAGCGTAGATGAGTTTCTTGCGAAAAATCTCTTCTTTAATATCTGATATTTCCTTTTCTGTTGGAACAGATACTCTTCTCTTATTCCACATATCGCTACCACATTGCCAACCCGAATTTCTTCTAAATCTAGCGTTATCAACAACAATTTGAGTCTTTGTCACTTTATCAACCTTGGCGATACGTCTGTAAGACATACCTGTAACTAGTACCTCATCACCAGTAACCAAATCTTTAAGCTCTTTCATACCTAGCCCTCCACGTTATTTGTTGTACCAATCAACTTTGCAGTTTCATCATTATAAGGGAGACAATATTTATAACCACAATTGTTACAAAAAAATGGGAAATACGCTCTCTCATCATAATGAGAAAAGAAGCTTGCTTTCCATATATCAGCATCACTATCACGACATATTACCTTATCGAATGGCTTAAACTCACAATTCTTAGGTAAGTCCACAATCATTTTATGCTCACTATCCCAAGCCTCGCATTTCTTTTCGAGAGCTGAGAAAAGAGCTGTTTTCTCTTCTTCTGTGGCAAGGCGAAGTTCACAAAGGTCTTTCTTAAAGAAACTAGTTCTGAATGCCATACTCGAAGTTGGACTACTTAAATCTAAATAAATAGATGAATTATAACCTTCTGATAAACCAGTTTCGCCTGATACTATAAATACATATTGTCTATTACCATAGTCGGCAAAAGCTATATCACCATCCTCGAACTTAGTCTTCTTTTCAATTTCCAAAGTTTCAAGGTTTAACTTACCGCCACATCTATTCTCAATATCTCTGATATAACCATAGGCAATATTGTTATCCACCTTGCTATACTTAGCCGTTTCTGTATTTGGCATGCCATCAAAATAACATCCGTTGAACTTTGTATAGTCATCAGATGCCCATTCTTTGAAAATGCACATAAATCCACAATCACTGATAAGCACATCGCCCTTCTTCCAAGAGAATTTTTCCCAATTACGCATTGATTTGCTAGGGTAGATGCACAAAACTCCTTCCTTGTACAATTTACCGTCTTCATCGAACCATGGATCTTTATTATGATGCTTAACTTGAAAAGCATCACATGCATCAGTAACGACATATAACGTAACACTTCCAAACATATCAGTCCAGAGTTTCGTACCTTCTGGCTTATTCTTTAATATTTTCGCTATGTTTATTTTTGTTTCCATATTACTTACCTTTTTATTTGTTAATCGTTTGCACCAAAGTCCATTAGAGGGTCTATCTCGTAAAGATGTTCTTCTGCATCATATTTTCTTTCTAGCATATTTATCGTGTTAGATAGATGAGTATCTGACATATCCTTAATCGGTATTTCTCTACCATCTTTGGCTTTCCACATGATTTGAGCAGAGTTTCTCTGTCTGATCCATTGCTCTAGTTTCAAATCATTAATATCAGCTATTTTCATAATCTAACCATTTAAAGATGATAATAACTATTTGATACCCTTGCGCCCAAATCGAAGCATCCCACGGCATCCGGTTTTAAGAAGCGTTTCTCTAACTTCTCCAAAGCCACTTTATACTTCTGCTCCATGTGCTTGCAATGAAGTCTCTGAGCTAATTTAAGTTGCTCGACAACACCCTTGCGAGCAACTCTATATTGTTTGTCGGACATCATAGCCTTATTCGTTCACATAGTTGATTACTTGCTCTTGACCTTGCTCATGCAAGTTATCGAAAGCGTCTTCTATAACTTTAGCTACTTGGTCGCCATTAAGGTTATCCAGTATTTCTCCAGCTACTTCAACCATCTTGTTTATAGGTAAGGAACTGAACTTTTCTACTAAAAAGTTCTTCTGCTCGTTGATGGTCATATCATCGAACAAGTCCGACAAATCTACTTCAACTTTATATTCTGCCATAATTTGAAATTTTAAAAGTAATTAGTTGTACCACACATCATTTGGCATAAGAGCCAATGTCCATCCATACTCTAGTTCATACCTTAATATTTCAAGGGCGTGACTCGTTACAGATGAAAGACCTACAAAGTTATTTTCGTACTCCATATCCAAACCATTTAGTTACCATACTTGTAATGCAAATAATTAGCCTCTGAGCCGAAATAAAGCTCGGTATCGCTCATATTTGCCTCCGTCAAGTCATTCTCTACATCTTTATAAGAAGGCACGCAATCCTTAACTCTTTGGCAGAACAAAGGATATTTTGAAGAAACGTCTTCTCCGTCTTCATTATAGATATTAATCTTATCTACATTGTAATATGGATAAGAAGAAATATTTCCATATGAATGGATAACCTTTCTACTCTTAACGGACACCACGATTTCAGCAGGTTTGTTAATAGCATCAAACTCGCAAGTAAAATCATCAAGTTGCGCCTCAAAAGCCGCATCATTAAACTTTTCAGATAAGTTTTCAAAAAACTTTTCCACTTTCTTCTTACAGTTTTTGTGGTGTGTCTCACCTTTTTAAAATTAGTAACCTTTATTTCTTAATTACGATGCAAAGATACAAAGAATATTCGAAATATGCAAGTTATTTAATGTATTTCTTATAGCTTTTAACACTCTATAATAATACAAACAAATAATTTGCTGACGTTAACACAAAAATCCCCACCACTACATTATTATATATAGTGATGGGGTAAACACCAAATGGTATTTTGCCTTTGGGCTATTTTTCTTCCTTATCTACAATTTCAACGAAATCTCCAATGCCCAAACGAGCATTGTTGATGCAAGACGCAATCCAACCCATCAAGTAGGCTGAGGGCTCGCCGCCGTGTTCCAAGTCAGTATATTCCTCGATGGCATCGCAGACGTGAGAAGCTTCATGGCAGCAATAGTTCATCGACATAACCTTCTGACACGGAAACGAGACAAGAACGCCGCGCCTTCTGTCGCTCTTCCTGACAGCATCGGAATACGTAACGCCGCCGTAATCACTATCGGGAGCATTGCACTTGTCAAAACATGAATCTATCAGCTCTTTCAAGTCTTTACCGATGTGTACCCAAAGTTTCAAAGGGTAGATTCCGTTTCCGTATTCGTAATATCCTTTCTTCTTCATACCTCATCGTTTTTATGTTTTTCCCATCCTGCTTTTGAAAAGGCATACCAAGTATCACAAATGTCAAGAGCGAGAATGTAGCCTTGGTTAATACAAAAATCGCTATCAAAGCCTTCGATATGAACATACATCAGTGCTATAGTATCATAAGGAACGCTACGACCTTCAAAACAAGGGTTTTTAAAATTCTTAGTCTTGTATAAACTTGTAACAATTGGCACTTGAAGAACGTCTGAAATATTCTTAGTGCTAATCTCTATCGACTTCTTAAACTTCTTCATATTCTCAACTATTTAAATTTCTCAAAGTAGAACACAATTTGTCTATCAAAGTGCTCTTCGATTAAACCATAAGCAAGCGACATCTTTACTTGGAAAGAAGCCTTACCATTAAGCAATCCTTTAGCCTGTCTAGTAATCTCCGAACGAAATTGTTCCAAACTCATATCACGCTTACGAAGATTACAAGACCTGCAAGATGGCATATAGTTCTCCATGGAATCATCGCCATGGAATACGACAAATTTTCCCTCCTTGTCGCTCCACCGAGAGTAACAACCTCGATTTTTCGGAACAAGATGGTCAACCTGCATATCCTTATACTCTATACTCTTGCCGCAATAAGCACAATGCCCATCGTATTTGCAATATATTTTAAGTCTATCTTCTTTTTTCATAATCGTTAATTATGTAACCTACCAATATGCCACTTAGAGCAAACCTTGCATAAGTAAGGATGCCAGCCGGAAGCCTTCAACTTCGAATTCTGATTTAGAAACTCCCAAGCATTATCCTCGCTTTCATAAGCTACCTTCGCCTTCCAAGATTGACCTTTTCTAACCCAATGCTCAGGATCTGGATGCAAATGACGAGGAATACATTTATTTCTTTTCTTCATAACTTCTTCAGAAATTTAAGTTGAAACCCTTCTGCCTTTTTTATTCCTGGGTATAGCTTCGTTAGAACCTCCCATGCTCTTGTCTTGTGCCGATGCCACATCGTAACCGGATGCACACGCTCACCACTTGGTAACACATAGAAATCTGCCTTAATGGTATCAATATGCTCATAGTTTGCAGCTTTATATATAGTTCCCTTGTTACCTATGGACGTATCGGCATAAGATATAAGGTACTTGATTTCCTTATGTGTTGCCCTAATATACTTATGCAAGAGAGAAAGGCAAATCGTCTCGCTAAACTTTGGCATATCATCAGACAACCACATTCTGTCAAATTCCCTCACTTGATGGTAATCCAACACTTCGCCCTTTTCAGTCTTGATGTGCGGTCGGATTCCATACCCTATTTGCATTGCACCCCTTATCTTATCCTTATACAATACCAAAAGATTCAAGCAACTATTCTTCGTTACCTTGTGTGAAAAGTGATGAGGAACTATGATTGCATCAGCTTGCGTCTTATCGCACTCCATCAGCTTTATTCCCTTTTCCTTGCACTCGTAACCGATAACAAATCCGCAGAAGCCTAGCACTGGAGACTTGTTCAACTTTCTTCTTTTCATATCAATAATACCTCCAAAAATAACGTTTGAAATTATCAAGCAAATGCTCTATACAAGCATTGATTTCGCCTTCTCTCAAGAATCTATTGCAAAATTCTACCAATTCATCACGTACCAACCCACGTTTTAAGGCTTCGTCTCTCATAGCTCTTATCAGAGCATCCGTAATCTCTTTATTCCCATTTCTTACAACTGGATCACATTGAAATATCATACGCATAACTAAAATTTAGAACAGACTTAATTGCCTACTCATGTTCTTTAATTCGTTATTGGCAAAATCGACTTGTCGTTGGTCTATCTCAAAACCGACATACTGCCTTTCAAGATTAACACAAGCCCTTGCCGTTGTACCGCTCCCCATAAATGGGTCTAGAATGACATCACCAACATTTGTTGAGTTTCTGATTAGTATCTCCATCAACTTCACTGGTTTTTCTGTTTGATTAATCAACCCATCCTTATCCTTGCGTTTGTTGGTAGGAATAGGAACACTCAGAATATCAGATGTACCACATTCATTTATAGGTCTGTCACCTCCTTTGCAGAGCATGATGATATACTCTTTCTGAGCCATATAATAACGACCACATATCTTTGCGCATTTATCCCATATTAAGCATTTAGTGAAGTGAAATTCGCTCTTTCCTATCACATCAAGAAAATGCATTAAGTTAAAATCATTACACATCAGATAACAATGAGACCTGTCCTTTAATATCCGGTACAAATCATTAATATACTCGGAAATATCAATATCGTTGCTTTTGAATATCTTACCCTTTCTCGTCTGAGAGTCAGTCCAATATCCTCCCATATTCCCTGAGCCGCCTCTAGACTGAACCGGATAAGCCACATCGGAACATACGAGGTCTATGCTATCATTGTCTATCAGCTTCAATAGCTTTCTGCAATCGCCTTGGTAAATTTTATTAATCTCCAGCATATCCAAACATATCTTTTTGGTTAGACATTTCTTCCTTAATTCTTCTCTGTGCCACATTGAAATAATCCTTATCCAATTCAAAGCCAAGGAACTTTCTGTTGGTACGCAAACAAGCAAGAGCCGTACTTGCGCTGCCCATAAAGCCATCAAACACCAAGTCGCCTTCATTTGATGATTTCAAGATGCATTGCATAAGCAAGGGGATTGGTTTCTCGTTCTGATGTACCAATTTATCTGATGGAACTCTATCAAAGTCCCAAACATCCTCTAAGCGCTTGCCGTTTATGGTTCGTCTGCCTTTATTCAAGTACAGGATTGGCTCGTAACATTGACCATATTGCGCCTCTAAATCTCCAGCAGTATGGTTGTTCTTTCGCCAAATGAGCACATTCTTAATGGTAAACCCTGCATTCCTCGCTTGTTGCATAAAAAAGTCCAAGGTCTTAGCACTACAGAAGATATAAGCAGCACTATCATCCTTTAAAATCCGGTAGCATTCGCTCATATAATCAATAATCAATTGCTCATTATCATCATTGAGTATTTCCTTAGAGAAACGATGGTCGTCAGCTCTCCACCCAGTCTTGTAGGCTATGCAATACGGATGGTCAGTAACAATCAAATCCACCTCCCCACTCTCTATTTGCTTCATTCCTTCTATACAGTCGGAATTGTATATTCTGTTTAATTCTAGCATATCAAATCTCTTTAATAGCGTTAACATAAGCTTCGTGAGCTTCTTCTTGCGTCCCAAAGCATCCGATATAAATTTTCTTCTTACCTATCTGGTACTGAGCTTGCCATTTTCTGTTGTTCTTATTCCACGTCACGCCCAAGTATACAGATGAAGTCTTCTTTGCTATAGCCGAATAAACCATATTGTATCTTGCAGTGCAATACTCCAAGTTGTCTACATCGTTATTCGTCTTGTCGAAATCCTTATGATTCACCATCGGCAACGCATCTGGATTCTCCAAGAAAGCCTGAGCTACCAAACGATGGATATAGAACATTTTGCGTTTTCCGTTCTTGTAAAGCCATACCTTCAGATAACCTTTTGGTGTCTTACATGGGGCGATTTCCTTTAATTGAGACGTTCTCCCAATAGTAAAAACATGTCCCAGCTTGCTAACATAATACCTTTCGTAATTCTTTATAGGCTTTATATCACCAAGAAACCTTGTTATACATTTATCTTTCATTGTTACCTCCTTTTTCAAAGAAACTTGAATATATGGCTTGCGCCTCCTTTGTATCTAGCAAATCAATATCATTGTAAAACCTTCTGTACACAACGCACAGCCTTTCGTCATTTCCGGTGTCTCTTGCTTTAGCTATTTGCTGACAAGACTCCATGAGAAATGCACTTATCTTCTCATAACTCCGCTTCTGTGTCTTCTTTAGCATATCCATGCTTACAAAGGTTTTGTAATGGATGATATGCTTTTCTTGCTCGTATTCTGTGAGTATAAGCCCTTCCGGAATAGCAAATACCACTCTTCTTGTCTTGTCATCACTATAGAGCTGAACAGCACCTGTAAACGATGTATATATCTTTTGCAATATCTTGAGAATCGGTAAGTCTTTTTTCAAAAACCTTTCTGCAAATCTCTTCAGAAAATGAACGCTCATAGCAAAACAATCTTCGCTATACCCCTCGTTTCTACTCATAGGAATATACTCGTTGGTTTCCTTCAGATAAATGAACAAACCGGAAGCAAATACATCGCCATGTTTTACACCTACAACGATGAAATAATCGGCATTAGGTGTAGCAAGCTCAAAGGTCTTTGTTATTTGTCTTACGTTCTGCTTTCTCATTTCACGTTTAAGCTCATTAGCTTTTCGCATCTGAAACTCATAGATTCTAGCTTCATCTAAGTTTCGTACTCTACGCATCTCTCCCGATGTCATACTTGCTGTTATCATGCGCATTCCTCCTTTTTAATCTTTGATAACCAACAATCCCAGATTCTTGTAGCTACATTAGCCATCATAACAGGAGGAACACACATTCCGCAAGCAAACCAAGGTTTCATGCCATTAAAGTCATAATCCATCGGAAATGTTGATGCTAAAATCGTATCATGTGCTGAAAGATAACTTGGATTATCATAATACACAAGTCTATCTTCCATTGCTGATATGGTATTGCATACCTTGTTCTTTTTAAGAAACATATTATTGAACATAGAAAGACGATTATCCATCCGCTTGACAATATCACCGATAGAATTGTCCTTTTCGTTTCTATACTCCCAATACTTCATCATTCCTTTAGGAATCTGTCTTCCATTATAGTCCGAGAACTCATCCAAGACAATTTCTTTCTCGTTGAAGTCCATATCTATCTTAGGCACTCGCTCGAACAAATCCTTCTGAACCATAAACGGCTCGCAAAGGTCTTTGCGTAATCCTAGAAAGAACACCCTAGGTCGATTCTGAGGAACACCCATATTACGTGCATTAAGCAACCAATGCTGCAAGATATATCCGGCATTATCCATCTGCTTGTAAATCTCTTTCACGTACTCGATAGCTTCACCTTGCAACAAACCTTGGACATTCTCAAAAACCACCACCTTTGGCTTTAGTTCTTTAGCAAGGTCAATAGAGTAGAAAGCCAAATCGTCAAGCCTTTGCGCCTTCTGACCTTCTCGGAATACTTTTTCCTTTCCCCAAGCCTTTTGGCGGTCACCTGCAATACTGAATACAGAACATGGGAAACTAGCATCCAATATATCCAAATTATGCAACTCTTCTTTCATAATATGCCCCCCCCATATTGATATTGGTAATCAACTCACGAATATCACAATTGAAAGAATACTTGACATCGTGATTCTTCAAGTACATCTTCATAACCTTTGGGTCTATCTCATTACAGGCTACAACATCGTAGCCAGCTAGTTTGTAACCAAAGGAACTTCCACCTCCACAACAAAAGCAAGACATCACCTTACCTTTGTCTTTTGTGAAATTAGCATCTTTTTTAGTCCATCTATAAGGGAACTTGTGCTCGTTTTTATACATTTATCTACCATAAAAAACAATCGTTAATAAAAACCGATGTATAAAAATAACCACAAGTAATATGGTTGTAAAAAAGGGACTCTAACCCTTGAATTTAGATTCTGTTTTCTTCGGCAATGCGTCTTAAATAATCATCCGCTGCGTTATCATCTATTTTCGACTTAAGAGACATTCCTGTGTTATATCCTATCATTAAGGACACATTCTTGCTCTTTTTCTTGTTCTTTCCATATCGCCAGCCAAAGACCTTTCCTAGCCAAGCTATACCGACAATACTATCTGATACAACTATTGTCGGAAACAAAACAAATACTCTATATATCATCGCAATCTAATTGAGAGTTAAAAATATATCTATTCTGATTCAACCAAAGCTCCACGTAGTCAGCCTTGATTTTCAGAAATTCTTCGTATGTGTAGCATTTCTGCTGCTTACCACCTTTGTTCCAATAATAGGCAACTCCTCCCAAAGAAAAGAAGTCTATCAAGTCCATTTCCTTTCGCTCCGGTTCTTCACGCTTTTTCTTTTGCCTATATCTACTTACAGCAAGCAATATGAGACAAACGCAAAGCAACATGGAAACCAGTATCTCGAATATCAACCTTACGTCTTGCATCTTATTTTAAACACAAAAACACGAAACTACCGATTGCAAAGTCAAAGGAATAATGACTCGGACTGCCTTTCGGTATAGTCCATCGGGTTTCGTGTCTCTAATATCTTATCAATTTCTTAATTCGCCATTTTATCCTTTTTTGTTCTGCGCTTGCAAAGATAAATAATATTTCGCTAACTTGCAAGCGTTTTAGTGCTTTTAATACTTTATTTGCATTATTTTAAACTTATCCTTTTTTGAAGTTCATTCCAAACTCTTCTTCCGTTACCTCATACATTACATCACCACATGCTACTCTTTGCTTGTCTTTTGCCATCAGTAATAAATTTCTATAAGGTATCTCTTTCACGACTTCTTGGTAAGATAAGTGCAGACTATCCATAAAAGATGCAATCTGTCCTAAGAGTGTATCGTTACCTATGGTCGTGGTTTTGCTATCATCCTTGCCGCACTCTTCGCCAAAATTGATAGCGTCTGAAAATCCTTTATAGAGATTAAGGAATAAGCCGTTTGTAAGCCATTGACAACCTCTTCAAGCGTTCCTTTAGATAATTCATCACTAATGGATTCATCGCCTTGTATGAATACGGACAACGCCTTGCAAGCATCATCCAAATTCTTAAGCATGCATAAGACTTCCGCTAAGGTCTTGCCCTCTTCGAAACTATCAAGGTATTTAGCCGCCTTGACCAATTTTATAATTGTAGGTGGTGAAACGTAATAAGCCCTTCCATTCACGATTATCGTTACGGTGTCCTCTCCAAGAATTGCATCCGTAACTAATTTACTTGCCTTACTCATGGTTCTGAATATTAAAAAAGGGGAACGGCATTAACACCATCCCCCTCTATCATTTGTTGCCTATGTCTTATTCTTGTTCTACAACCGCAGAGCCTTCCCATTGGTACTCGCCAGCCACACCATCGATCTCGCTTTCCATAGCAACGGCAGAAATACCCAAAGTGATATTCTTATCCTGCTGGTCACCCTTGGCAACGATAGCCGCATTTGAGAAAACGATGTAGTTCCCTGTCTTGGTCTGAGCAACGATACACTTGTTGATATTAGCCAAATCTTGGCTAGAAGACCAACCTACTGCATCTGCCTCCATTGTAGTCTCTTCTCCAGTTGCCTTGTACATCTTACCACCCTGCAAGTCTACCTTATTCTTCCATGAAAAGACACCAATAGAGAATGTAATTGTCTTAGCACCCTCATCGGTCTTGTCACGATAGTAAACCTGTCCGTTCAGCTCGTTCTTGTACTCGGTAACACTAGGGTCATCCTGAGAATATCCCCATGTTCCCTCATGGCTGTTCTTAACCTCTGTAGCGGTTTTCAACCATGCAGCCAACTTAGCAGGTGTATTTGCCTCGGTAAGAGGAGCACCATACCAAATTCTCTTGATTCCAATAAATGGTTTCATCTTATGTTACGTTTAATGTTTCAAAATCAATAGTAATGTTTGCGTAATGGCAACTCAACCTACTCTCTTGCTCTATGCCGTGGGAGCGGATAGAATAACGATACCATACATCCTCAACTTTTCCGACCTCATTGTCGGACAGGGTTTGAATAGCCTTCTTTAAAAGCTCGTTCAATTGAGGATTAGCCTCGCCCTCTATATCTTTGAGCAATATGTTTACCTCTATAGTACAATCGTTGAAATATGTCTTATCTGCACTCATGCGCTTAGAAATGATTACTATCATGCCTTCATCAGGAATCTTCTCACCGACCATAGGTCTTTCCCCTTCAAGTCCACCCTTTATCAGATGTCCTTTCAGTCTTCGTTCCAATCCCATAAGTTCCAAGTCATCATAGATTACATGACCAGCATCTATTTCTGTTATCATCGCATATCTTCGATTTCTTTCTTGATATACTGAATACCCGAATCTATAACATCATACCCCCTAGAGGAAACATCAGACGCATATTCCGCTTTGTTGCCAAGGGTCAAGGTGTGGTCATGTACATTACTATAGTTAGACCTTCTGAGATTACCTGTGCGGTTTCGGTAGTTTCCGTTAGCCTTATCTAGCTCAACAGCAGTTTTACCTAACCTATCAAGGAATTCATCTACTTCCCTTTCTCCCTGCGCAAAGAAAGCGTCTATCTCATCCTTTATAACATCAGACATAGATACTCATATAACCAAGATAATTGCACTTAGGGGCATTATAGACCTTTCCACCTCCTCGGTAACTTCCATCATCGGAATATACTTTGACTTCATCACCTTCGGAAATCTGGCACTTGTCACAAACAATATGATATTTCGGTGTATATATGCTACCATTATCGGTAGTGAAATGCTCGGTAGAGTTGTCATCGCACCGACAACGCCCCATTTCTTTCCATTCCTCAGAAGAGCTAATGACCTCGTTGTACTTGTTGACAACCTTATTCACGAACTTTTTCTTTAATATATGAGGGGAATATAACATAACCTAGACATTTACCAAATATCAGACTTATCCGTGATAGTGGAAAGCCCTAAAGCTGCCACCACTTCATTATCCGGAGTAACACCATACTTACGGCAAAGCCACATATAGTATTGTCCTATCCTAGAGTAGTCCCAAGAGACAGAGAATCCATTTTCGTTCACATTGCTCATATATGGGGCAAGCATAAGTTCCTCGATTACGGAAATCATCGCCTTGCCTACAACCTGCGAATTATCAGACGTATATTCTTCGTCAAGGTCTATACCTGACGAAATATCTTCCAATTGGGCATCCGTTATGTTCCAAGCACGCAACTTCTGCGAAATGTATTCTCTTATCTTCATGTGACATCATTATTTCTGAGCCTGACTCATAGCCTCAGCGATTTTCTTTGCAGCCTCTTGCTCGCTCTTAGCCTTTTCGTCAAGCTCCTCTTCTACATTCTCCTTTTCAGAAGTCTCTTCGGTTGACTCGGCAGCATCCTTTTTTGGGGTTTTCTCCTTTTTAGTCTTGCTCTCCTTCTTCTCCTTTAAGACTTCCTTCTTAGGTGTCTCTTCTGATTTTTTATCTTCATCCTCTTTAGGATTTTCTTTTCCATCATTCAAGACTTCCTTTTTAGGAGTATCTTTAATTTCCTTATCGTCTTTTGGAGATGCAGAACTATTATCGTTCTGCACCTCCAACATCTTGCAAAGCTTACGTTCGATAAGGGAGTTCATGCGTTCTTCGTCAAAGTCCAAGATTGCACCTACTTCATAGATGGTGTTAAAATGGAACTTATCACGGAACGGACTAATTACCTCACCTCTCATAAGCCTAACCTACTGCTTGTGTTGAGTCCAAAGAATAGATAGCATCAACGTTATTCAAGATAGGAACAACCATTGCTTGTGAGCTGGTGAACTCACGGAGTGGGTCGTTGGTAGAATAACGACTAGCCAAGATATACTCATCGGCTGACTGATAAGTAACACCTGCAACTGGTCTTGTAGCTTCGGCTACGTTAGTCCAGAACAAATCACCAAGGTTATCATAGCATGTAAAGGTCATGTGACCCTTAGCCCAAGGGTTGTGTGTTCCCTTCTTGCCGTTAATCTCGGTCTTGATTGTACGGGCTACACGTACCAAGTTAGTCTGCCACTTATTTCTGAAGATAGAAGCAATCTGCTCAAAGCTCAAAATAGGAATATTGCTATTACTATTGGTTGCAATGCCTTGATTGAAGGCAAACTGAGCACGAACCTGCTTGTTCTTGCCAAGCAACTTGATTGTGTAATCATCAAGATAACAAGTAGTGATGGTATTTTGGTCTTCCATCGCCTTGTCGTAAACCAATTGGATGTCATCAAGAGGAGTTGCATCCTCTGCGTCCCAAGCCTTAGCACCGTGACCGAACTTATTCTTCTCGGCAAAACCTACATCAATTCGGATACCAGTACCACCGGAACGAGTTGCCAAAGCTACACCTGTTGACAGCTCACTGAGGAACATATCTTCAATACGCTCGTAAACCGCCTGAATACAACGAGGAAGGTCTGCAAACAAGTTACGCAAAATCTGTGGCTGAGGCAAACGTTGCGCAATCATGTTATCCAAATCCTTAAGCTGCTTCTCTGACATGTAAAGCTTCATACCAACCTTTGGGATTTGACCCTCAGCGGTTGAAACCTTATCACGGCTCTTCAATGGAAGTTCTGCATCCATTGATACAACATCAGCAGCAACTCGTGTGTATTCCGCAGTAATTGATGCCCAGCGTCCGTCCTGACTATATGTGTTAGTCAAGTGGTCTCGGTACATATAGGTCAATGCAGTCTGATTCTTGCCGTTCAACTTCTCTACTACACTTGCAACAAGTTGTGGGAAGTATTTATTGACCAACTGAAAATAAAGTGATTTTTCCATCTGTTATCCTCCTTCTTTTAGTCTTTGTCCATGGTTGCATCAGACTCATCGAACTTGTTTGCATCCTCATCGCTAACCAAAGCAATCTTTGGCATAGCTGTAAGGAACGCATCCGGATAGTCTGCACCATTTGCAGCCTTAGCTGCTACCTTGTTAACTTGTCCAGCAGTCATAATTGCCGCTGGTTCACCGTTCAGAATGGAACGATAGAGAACACCCGCATACTTGTAATGCTCCAATGGGTCGCTGGCAGTACCCAAATCCTTATAGTTGCCTGTTTCAATAGGCAATGGCTTGTAAGTTCCCTTACCATCTGTCACGATAACACGACCTGCGTAAAGAACTTCATCTTTTACGCCTGTCCAATCCAAAGCACGACCGCCCTTGATGTCGCCTTCCCATTTCTGGATAATGACGGAATCCTCACCAAAGACAATTTGCTTTTTTGTAGTCTTCAATTCCTGATTCATGTTTTTCAATTTTTAAAGTGACTGAACTAATGATGCGGCTACATTGTCAACGTCCTCCTTTGTTGGCTCGCCCTCGCTAGCACGATAGCTGCCCCCGAATTGTGGTTGTAGCAACGCCTTGTAGTTGTTCGCTACCTTGGAGAGGTATGTTTCGATAGCTTCATCTGTAGCATCATCGCTCAAGGTGAAACCCTCGTTGATACGACTTTCGGGAATGCCCAACTCCTTAGCCTTTGATAAAATCTTCGCATCGTGGTCTGCCTTTGCCTTTGCCTTTGCAGCAGCCTCTTCCTTAGCCTTAGCCTCCTCAGCTTGCTTTTGGATAGTTTCTTGCAATTCCTTAATGGTCTTGCTTTGCGCCTCCATCTGTTCGTTGTAAGTCTTGGCTTGGTCTGTGTTCTTCTGAGTCAAGGTCTCAACGAGTTTCTTGAACTCTTCACGTTCCTTGGTTCTTGCTTCATCTGAAGCTTTCTTCTCTGCTGCCTGCTCTTCAAAGTATTTTTTGAGATAATCCGGCATTTCGTTTTTCTTTGCCAATTCCTCCAAGCGTTTCTTTTCGGCTTCTTCAGCGGCTTTCTTGGCTTCTTCGTCAGCTTTCTTCTTAGCTTCTTCTTCAGCAGCCTTGCGTTCAGCATCTTCTTTAGCCTTCTGTGCCTCCTCGAACTTTTTCTTGGCATCGGTAACTCTGCGGTCATTGTCCTTTTGCAAGGACTCCAAAAAACTCTTTTGACTAGCAACCACTGTCTCGATGTTGTCATCAGTAACAAGCCCCATCTTATCAAGCATTTCGGCATGTGCCTGAAGAACTTCATCACCTAACCCAAGAGACTTATACTCTTGTTTTAGTAACTGGAAAATTTTATCTTTCATTCTTTCGATATATTTGTTAAAACTAGTGCAAAGATAATACGAAAAGAATAATTAACACACTAATTCATTTGCAAGTATCTCACTTTTGCTTAAAAGTGAGTAATAACGGCATTTTTAAGCGATTTAAGGCTATTTTATCACATATACGAATAATTTATAGCAACACAAAATAAAACACCTTATATAACAAAAAAAACGCCAAATATCCTCACGGACATCTGACGCTTGTCGAATAAAAAGAACCTAAACATTAATCTTCTAAAAGTTTATTACATTTCTCATATAACCCAAATGATTCAAATTAGAATAGAACCGTCCATCACGCTCTATGAATTTACCGGACTTCACAATCTCACCATTATGCAACATTGCAAACTTAGAACCATGAGCTGTCCATTTGTTCATTTCTTTCATATGTTCATCAGAACCCCAACCATATTTCTTGATAGTAGGATAAATGAAACGTTCAAAGCAAATTTGACTATCTGTTTTATCATGCTCAGTGCAAATCGGGAGCACTCCATTATGTGCGAACCAATAACCTGCCTTGTAGAATGGATGGCAGTTCTTGACACAGACAGAGCCATGAGTAGCAAATCTAAAATGTATGATTACATTCTCATTTATATCTCGCTTCATCAATCTACGGATAAATGTAGAGAAATGCAAACTCTTGTAATGGTCAGACTCGCTCACGAACCCACAACCATCTGGATTTCTCATATACGCTGCCCTCAGCTCATCTACGGATGGTAAAGCAACACCTTTCGGACATACAATAATAACACACATATCTTTACCCTTTCTTTTTTCTTTGTAATACTTTGTTTTTTGTGTCCTAGGGCTTTTACCCTAGGACTACATTAATTAATCATTATTGGCTGCAAATGCATCCTTACGGCTCTGGAAGAAAGCCTTCTCTTCTTTATTCAAGAAAGGTATATCTTCGATATTCATAACCTCACTAGCAAAGACATTATTGCGAGACCAACCGACAAGCTTTGCGCAGAACTTAACCCACATTTCTATCTTCTTGAAATTGGTAGAACCTTGATGCTGGCGAAACTCGATTGTCCTGTGACGTGTATAGCTCTCAGCATTGACCTTATAATATCTATCTCCATGAAAGACATCGAATCTAATATCTTGATTGCTGTGACAATTAGAGAAATCTTTGTCAAGCAAGCTGGCTGCCCAACGGCAATTACCTCTTCGTGAAGGAGCCATGAAGCTATCAATCAATCTTTCAAGCTTCTGATAATTCTTGAAGACGTTAACATACTGCTCACCTGTCAACTTTGCTGCACCAATATGAACGTGAAGACCACAAGTAGAATTTACTCTTGCACCTACGGCATCCAAAGACTTAATAGCCTTCTTTAAGGTTGCCATACCATTTGTATTGCCATTCAATACCGGACTTACAACCTCGTTAGGGTCAACATCACCACCAACTGAAGCATCACTAACAATCTTGAAATAGCTCTTGTTATCGGTGTGGTTATAACCCTCAGAATGAATATCAACACCATTCTGACGACCTGCCTCTATCAAGGCATTGCGCTCGGCATGAACACATTCAATCTCAACACCGAATGTATAAACGAATCTCGTTGAAGTTGAACCGCTTGGTACATAGACCTTCAACATATCGGAGATTTCTTTCTCACGAAGACCGCAAGCCTTCAATGCAACAATCTTTTCGTTGCGAGGCATCTTTGACTTCTTAATTTCGTCAATAGTCTCAATTAATGACTTCTTTGAACTTGCGAATGAAAAACCAGTCTGCTTAGACATAATCAATTGTGCTAGTTGTTTCGGGTCTTACCCCTTGGTGTCGCTCTCACCTTATTGAGTGAAACTTGTCACTCGGCAAATCAACCAACTTATCTTGATTGACGATGCAAAGATACAAATAACTTTTGAAACATGCAAGTATTTTAATGTTTTTCTTTGTTTATTTAACTTACGGTAACTGATATATGTACGTTATTAACAATTACCCTCTTTATATACCTTATTATATATAAAAAAGGCTTCGATGTTCACACACCAAAGCCTAAAAACTTTACTAACTAATTACCAATTTTATCAACTATCTTCTTAAATCATCACCAATATCTTCTTCTACTCCCAAATCCGGCAGTCTGTCATACGCTTTTTGGTCATCACCACCTTCAGACTTAACACCTAACAGGTAGCCATTCCGAAAAGCATAATATACCACCTTTTCCATATCTTTAGCCGTTGCGTTATCTGTCAAATGCAACGTGGCGTACAATCCCATCAAGAACTTTCGTACATCTTTTGGATATACCTTGTTGTTCTTTTCTAAAGCGACTGCCATTCTTAACGGACTTTTCATATTCTTCAATTTTTCGTTAAACCCTCTAATGAATCACAAAAAAGAGGCCATTCCGCTTGCTTCCCTAGTCCATAAGCTTATTCACAACTTTATTCACTCCATCTGTTTCCTACGTTACCCGTTGACAGATGTCCGAGATTCCAACAGAACAAACTTCACGGCTCTCTTCTTGTGTTTCATTGTGCCAACGGAAGGATTCGAACCTTCGACCCTAGGATTAAAAATCCTATGCTCTGCCACTGAGCTACGAAAGCGTAAAGGAATGATTGGATTCGCACCAACGCCCCCTTAGTTACCAAGCCAAGTGCTCTACTACTGAGCTACATTCCTCGTATTATGCAAAAAATTCTCGTGGTGCAAGGGAGATTCGAACTCACCGAACCCACAATGGGAATAGATTTACAGTCTATCTTCTTTAACCGCTTGAATATCGCACCTTTTGTGGAACATATACCAATTCCACCTTGTTGCCCCAAGCGGATTCGAACCACTAATGACAGAACCAAAACCTGTAGTGTTGCCATTACACCATAGGGCAATTTAGTACTGCATAAAGGATTCGAACCTTTGAATACCAGCGTGAAAAGCTGGCGACTTAACCACTTGTCTAATGCAGCAACTAGGGTCTCTCACCCTTATAAGAGTTTCCTTGTTATAGTCTAGCTGAGCTGGGGAACTTGGGAACCCTGCCGTAAACTCCTAAGTCTTGACTTATTATGGTAGAAGCGACCTCTCAGAAGGCCATCTGTTTCAAACACGATGCAAAGATAAGCATTTTTTCTTATTCTTGCAAGCGTTTTAGTGTTTATTTATATTCTTTTGATGTATTTTACTTTCGAAGAATACCACAAAGGGTTTCTACAAGTTTCTTTGCGTCATCACCTTTGATTTCGATAACATTTGAAAATCCATCAGGAGCATCCTCGCCTTTCTGTTCCTTATCCAAACGCTTACGGAGAGCCAAATCTGGATTCTCTACCAAGATAGAGTCTAAAGCATAATTGCAAATGCGGCTTGCAAGTTCCTCGTTACCATTCGCATCACGCACAAACTCATTCTTGCCTTCAAGAATATCCATAATCTCGTTGTACTCTTCAGCATTCTCACAATTACGTGAAAGCATACCAATCACCTTGTAACGATCAATCTCAAAACTGACCTTTAATTTGTCTTTATTCATTTCTGTTTACTTGATTTATAAATTAATTAATTGCGTCTTATATTCCACATGCTTTCAGCAGGGCCAACCATAACATCAATATTTGCTCCTTGCTTATTTGCTACTGTTTCAATCCACTTAAGGTTGATAAACTGACCAGCGGAAAGGTTCATTTCTTCCATATATGCCTTATCTGCCTTTGCCTTTTGTCGCTCAGCCTTTTCTCTTGCTATCTGCACTTCATATTCACGTTCTTGTGTCTGCTTGGCTTGCACGACCTTTGCCGTGCGGTTCATTTCATTAAGCTGTTCCTTGTTTGGTGTAGCTTTACCAATGATAACCTCCTTTATGATGATAGGCATCTGCTTTTTCTTTGATAGAGCATTCACATAGTCCTGCATCTGCTTGCGTATCTTGGTGTCAATCTGATTAAGCACTTGCCGATTCGACATCAAGTCAAATGGGGAATGCTGAGAAATATGGTCTCGAACCAGATTGCAGAAATAATTGTTGAGATTAGTATCAAACCATTTCTCTCCATAATTCTGCAAAAGAATTGGGGACTTGCCTTGCTCAATCTGAGTAATGATTACAGTATGGAAGTCAAGTGGCGTGTTATCGTCACTAAACAAATCATCTAAGGTAATCTCATGACGGACTGGAACAATCTTGAAGTAATAACCACTCGTTGACCACCAACACCAAGTGAGACCAGTCTGCACTGCTTGCTGTTCAACACCTCCATGCCCAATAAACCAAGGCTTCTTTACGATTACGGCTTCTTCGTCTGCATCGGGAGAAACCGAATGACAACTTGTAAGCGCACTCATGCCGAGTATCGCAAAACAAAACATTAAGATAATTTTCTTCATTCTTAATTTGATTATTGTGTTATATTATACCAAAAATTCCTCTCATAATAAAGTTCTCCCTTTTTCTCATACCGGATAGCATCTGACTCTTCACATAGCTGACGAATACGCATATACAAGCGTTTGTCCAGCTCTTCTTCAAACAAAAGAGACAACTCCTTCCAATTGTCAACAACAGGAGCAAACCAAGGATACTGCTCCTTTACAGCTTGTAGCTCATCCAAGGTTACGTGTCCGTATTCTACCATGTCATAGCATCTACGGAAGTCACTATTGTCTTTAGGAATATCCAAATCTTTCTTTCTTTTTACCCCCATCAATGCACTCCACATAGTCATTGAAGAGATACCAGTATCACAAGTGGCTATCCACTCTATCATTCTTTGCTTGTTCATCTTCTTTTATATAAATCACGCTAAATCGCTTTATTAACTCTTCACATGCTTCTTTAGTTATGATACATTTCTTTGAATCTTTAATGCCAGTAACCTTTTCACGAATAGCAGCATTCGTGTCGTACACTTCTTGTAGTTTTTTCTGAAACTCAATTACGTCTTCGTTGGTGAGTTTACCTTTCTTCTCAACAATCTTGTTTGTTATATCCTTATAAACACATTCGAGTTCAACATATAAACGAGCTTCTAACTTCACCATTATTGCGTGTACAAAAGTATCATAAAGTCTTTCCATCTTGTATTTCCTCCAAAAGTCTTTTGATTTCCTCGTTTTCTTTATTATCTATGCGAGCCTTTAAGATACTCTTGAATGCGGCATCCATTGCATCGTATCTACTGGAATATTCCTTACCATCCGTATGACACAAGCCTTCCTCTACACACCATGATGTAGTTTGCCAACAGAACTTATCTTTCGAAATGTTTGCAACACAAATATAGTAACCGAAATGCTCTAAAAGCCAATCAAGCACCATATCATAGCTTGGAGCGGATATTGCCGGATGCTTACTATTCAACTTTAAGGCAGCAGAAAACTCAATATTGGATTTCTCCCACTCGGAATTGGAGTAAGCAATATAACTGCCGTAATGCTCATTATATTTTCCACCCTTACGAATGCCACCCTTTGCTGTCCAAGGACTAGCATAAGCCCAAAATTCTGCTATCTTCTCATCGTAACCAACCTCCTTCAGAAGTTTGGCTATCTCAAAGGGAACTACCTTTGGTTTTATCGTCTGCTTATTTGCCATTTTCCACCCTTTTTAAACTGAACCCGAATCAGACTTATCTAATTCATCAATTGCCTGTCTAAGCAAAGGAAGAACCTTGTCCAAGTCTTCGAAATCCGGTACGACTTCATTCACTCGCAAGATTGCTTGACCTAACAAACTCTTAATCTTTTCTCTGTCCATTGCTCTTCTCGGTTTGTTTCTCTAAGTCTTTTAAATCTACCTTCTCAAATCGAGGAACTGGCTTACCATCAATCTCAACATTACCAAAGAACATTTCCTTTGGTCGCACCCAAACTTCATGCTGTCCGCACACTGCTTGATACGCAACCTTAGCTTCAGAAGTCTCGCTATCAGTAACCTCACCAAGGTACTCATAGAAATTGCCCTTATAGTGTCGGTAAATCGGCTTACTGAATCCACCATGCAGCCAATCGGCTTTGCCGTTGATTTTCACGTACTCCCTTACCGCATCGCACTTACAGGACTTATTCAGCTCTTCTACCCAATCAAAGAAAGCTTGTTTGTCCTTTATCTCTTCACTTGATACCATGAAGAGATAAGTGCAAAGAAGCATCTTACCTGCATCAGTATCATATTTCTTGTTCACCTCTTCAGCTAATTGCATCATAGGTGTATCTAAGCGATAATTCCAACTCATAATCTACCCTTTCTTACTTTTTAAATTTGCCAAATCCTCTTTCAAACGTAGATGGAAATTATCTTCTCCATCATCACCGGAAAGAAGCCAATCAATTCTTTGGGCATAAACCTGAGCTTTCTTCAGAAGTTCAATACCCTTTTTGAATTCCTTGATAGTCTCTTTAGATAAGCCATATCTGTTAGGCATCGTATGATGATGTTTTCTAACATACCTGTCTTCATCCTCTTCTAACCATCGGTCTTCGAGAAAGCATCTTTCGTCTTCCTCATCCAATGGATGACCATCAACATAATCTTCTATCTTTGTATATATGTCAGCAATCCGATACTGAGCATAATCAAAACGTCCACCACTCATTGACTTTTAACTTCAAACTTGAACTTACTTCAATGCACTCAACCTCGCTTCTAGCTGTTGGATTATGTTATCTATAGTCTTTCCCCTATAATCAATAGCAATATCTTCCAGCACCTCAATCTGAGCCGCAATTTTTAATCTTTCTCTTACTACTGTCATAATCAAACTTGTTTATTATGATGCCGTGCTTGCAAAGTTGTAATGCACGATATAAACATAACCGCCATACATCTTTCCGATTGTTACTTCAACGAAATCAAAGATAATGTCGCCATCCATCTTGTAAGAAATCAAAGGCTCAGTTGGGAATGCATGGTGTTCTGTGTTGAAACGATACACTTCTTGTGATAGTAACTGCTTGAATACATCAACCTCACCATCCTTTGAAAAAACACCTTTAAACTCATCTTCATTGTCAATTGCAACAACTACTCCAAGTTCACTTCTGACACATACACCTTCATTTCTACCACTTTGTTCATTATACAAGACAGGTAATGTGTAAACACCTCTTGATTCTTCCATATGCTAATTCTTAATTTTGTATTTTGTTTTTATCCTTCAAGTTGCTTACATTGAGCTAAGTCTATTGCGTACGCCCAACGCTTAGGAACAAAAGACATCGTAGGTACGAACCTATCCGCACGCTCAACACATACATCTTGCGTCCGGTAAATCAATCCGTCTGAGCCTTTTACTTGCAACTCTACTAGAATTGTATGGTCTAGCATCGGGAACTTATCAATATCATGCCAGACTTCACCGCCTTCAAGAAAGGTAGGCTTTATATGGTTCATCTTTGCCATAAAGTACTTCATGTAAAATGTTTGACTTATATTCGTTAGTTATGGTCTCGCAACTACCAAAGCACCACAAATCCTTGGATTGCTCCTTGTGTAACCTTGATGACTTTATATAATAGCCATTGTTGACATCATAATGCTTACGTACCATGATATTGTCGTTTACCACTCCGACCTCATCATCCGTAATTACATAGAACATTCGACCATCACTAAATGCATTTAAGCCTTTATACACTCCATTAGAGACAACCATCTTTTCATAGCCGTTCGTCTCCCAGTTGGCATAATCCCAAATGGTTTCCAAATCATCATCATTCAGAAGATTATTATCAATAATAACCTTGCCGATAACCTTGAATTTGCCATCTTGCATCATTGCCTCAACGACAAATTCATCGGCAGCGTTGAAATCGCTAATCTCTATGGGTCTCATAATACTTGTGCTTAATATTCTCGTAAATCACCCTCTTTGCTGCCTTTGCTCTTCTGCTATTATCAGAAAAGACATCATCATACAAAGACATATCTTCACTCTCAAAAGCCACATGCTCACCTTTATAGCAAGCATCAAAGCGGCATCCTTTTTCGGACTTAGCCGCAGTAAACTTTATCTTACCAAACTTAATCTGCATAAGCCCTATCCTAGAAAAAATATTAATGATACTATTTCAAGAGCAAATAAAAACGCTAACGCATTCTCAATTGTGAATACCTTTTTCATTGTTTCAATACAGTTTTACGTGTGTCTCACGCTCTAAATTTATATTGTAAGGGGATTTCATATCCCCTTTGTTGTTCTTACTTCAAAACTCGATAAGTTTTATCGAAATCATTAAAACTCTTCAAGTAACCTTTCTCAGTCAAAGAGTTTAAAATTTCTTTCAACTCATCCTTGGTATTATCCAAATCGAAATCATACAACTCAGCAAATGTAAAGTACTTGTTACCACCAATTACATCAGCCATCACTTCGATGTTGCCATAAACCATTGTCTCTTTCTTACTCAATCTAGTATTCATAACGAATCACAGTTTTTATGGTGTGTCTCACCATTTTTAATTAGTAACCTTTATTTCTTAATTACAATGCAAAGATACAAAGAATATTTGAAATATGCAAGTTATTTAATGTGTTTCTTTTATATTTTAACGCTTATTATATATGTAGGCACGAAATTAACTTTCTGTAGCAGAAAAAGCCAAAGAATCCACCATTTCGTTATACATATTACCTCTATGAGCCTTAACCCAATGGTATCTTATCACCTTGCCTTTCGCTACCTTATTATATATAGGCTGTAAGTCTCCTAACTTGCAAGCCTGTATTCTCTCTATAGCCACTTGGCAATCCACATATACATCAACAGAACACAAAGGAGGGCAATCACCCAATGCTTGAATGACTGCCCTTATTTCGGCTCTCACCGAATCGTTCACTTTGGCTGTGATAAATGTATATTTCCCACTATTGATAATCGCTCCCTTATGAAGCACAAGCCAGCCACAACCACACTTTTCTTTCTTACTAGAACCATCGGCATACACCTCGTAGCGCACACCTTTTGCCTCATCAGCAATCATCTGAGCAACAACCTCCAAAGAGTCATTGCTCATCACCTTGGCTATTTGCTTGGCTTTCTTCTTCATAAACGATTAAATCAAACCTCGTTCCTTGAACTCATTCATCAATGGTGTTGCTAAGACCTCAATATCTGGATGAGGCTTTCCGGTCGTTCCAAGACTTCTCAACTCGAAGAAATGCTTCCAATCGCTCACAAATGCGGTATGAATCAACTCCGTGTTGGTATCAAGAGGAAGTATCGTTCTCGCATCCTGTGGCTTAAGACCATCATCCTTGACCAAAGACAAATACATCATTTCGCATACTCTATTGGCAAACCACCATTTTTCTACCGGACTCCAATGCTCATAACTACCGATATTCTTTGATAGGTCAACAAATGTTCCACCATCAAAAGACAATGGATTAACCGCATCATCTTTGCTAACCCACTTTGGCTTGTTGATAGCAATCTCGCCTCCGAACTTATCCTTACTATAGTTGCAATATCTAGTGCTTTGTTCCGCTACGGAATCTACACGATGTCTGTTAGCCTCTCTACTTACCGCAATCTGAGTAGTAAAGCGGACGGTTATTCGCTTCTCATGCCATTCCGTAGGCTCGCAAATATAGTCCAAATCCTCAAACCAGTTATTTTCAACTATCACTCTGTAGTTAGTTGTGATATAGTAGTCGCTGCCAATCTGTATCACCTTTGAATATTTGTTCTCACGATAGTGCTTGACCAATAAAGACTCCGGTACAAAAAATCCTTCTTCATAGGCGACATGGAGGTAAATCGTTCCATGTTCACACATGGCAAGATGATTGCTGCTTACCATACGCTCAACGAAAGGCTTTGCGCTGTCTTTATCTATCTTCATACTTGACGCATAACATGTGCGACCGCACAACTCTATCTGTTTATAAACTCCATCCATACCCTCACCTTGGGATAGGATTTCATATCTCGGTTCTAATATCTTCATGTCCTTACAAGTTTTGAAATTCGACCACAAAGATAACTATTATATTCCACTCTACCAAAAATTAGCACTCAGTTTAACAACACTTATCTATATTGTGAAAAACAAAAACTTTCTCCATAAAAAAGAGGAGAGTGCATCACGCATTCCCCTCTTACTTTAACATGGCGCAAATTAAGTTTACAATCTACTCATCTTATCTTTCAATTCGTGTATATCATTGAATGCTTGCAACATAGGCTTATGCCATCGCTCTTGTCGCTCATCAATCGACTGCAAGTACATTAAGCTTTGTGCAAGGATAGTCCTACCCTCATCAACAGCTAACCAAATGTTACCTACATTACCCATTATAGTATTCACGCTAGCCGTTAGTAAACTACCCTCTGCGCCACCTTCACGAGCCGCAATAGCATCCAACTTGGTATTTATGAGCTTTGTTTCCTCATACGTTCCCTCTGTGGCAATTTGTACCGCTGTGAAACGACCATTCAACTCATCGCCTGTGTCTTGGCTCATAGACTCAAATGAACCGGAAGAAGCGGACTGCTCGTAAGATTGCTTGTAACCCGTTATTTCGGCTACTTCATCTCTAATCTTCAGTCCTTCTTGAACCATTTCATCATACTTTCCCTTCAAGGCAGTTATATCTGTCTTTGACAATTTACCACCATTTGCCTCAGCTCGTTCCGCCCATTCGTCATAGAATGCTTGCATATCATTTCCCAACAAATCATCCACCTTAGCTTTCAGAACGGCTTGCATAAGCATCTTGGAGAAATTATCAGAGAAGTCTTGAGCAGAGGAATTCATATCCATCAAAGTATCTATGAACTCGCTCTTCAAACTATCAAAAGATATTTGCGTCAAGCTTTCTGCAAGGTCATCAGCAATTTCCTCTAATGTTCCAGCCTCAGCCGCATAGTCTTTCAACTTTTCAAGAACTCTACCTCCATAGCCACCCTTACCTGTATTCTTGATAGCCTCAACCATATCTGGATTCTGCAAAATGGCAGCTGCTTCATCAGCAGATTGCAAGTCGTTAAGATTACCATTCCATTGTCTGCCTATTGCATCGGACACCTTTTTGATTTGCTCTTGCGAAAATCCTCGGAAATAAGCGTTAAAACTGTGATGAGAGCCATGATAACCCATTTGCGCCTCCATGATACTCTTTAAATTTTGTTCTTTCTCCTTTTGGAGGTTTTCGGCTTTTTTAGCATCCTCTACGGCTTTAATACCACTATTCTTGTCTATGGAGTCTCGTAACTTGTCTATAGCATCCGTCAAGATTTCATTTCTATCCGTCAATTTATCTATAGTCCGGTTTACTTCTTTTGCGTTTCCACCAACTCCAAACAAACTATTGAATCCACCAAACGATATAGTATTGAGAATATTACCAATGCCGCTTACCAAAGACCCTCCAATCTGAGTTATAAAATCGCCACTTAGAATATTCTTTAATATGCCGTTGACCGCATTCAGAACTGTATCAATCAAGCTACTAATCAATGTTCCAATACCATCTTTCAAAACATCAAGTATCTTCAAGATGGCAGATACGATTTGACCTATTAGTCCAGCTTTTGACAATCCTTCACTTAGTGCATCACCAGCTTTCTTGCCAGCATCTGCGGCAGCATCTGCGGCTTCCTTACCCATATCCTTCAGTCCGTCAGCCGCATTTTTAGCCTCCTTTAAAGCTTTCAATCCGTCAATTCCACCTTTAAGTTGGTCAAAACTATCCCAAAGAGATGCCAAATCGGATAGTCCAGAAGTAGAAAGGAACTCATGGATAGCAGAAATCGGTTGTGTCACATTCTGTGTCGTTTGAGCCAACTTCTGACCACTAGTACGAACTTTTGTGTTAGCCGTAACAATCTTCTTTCCGGACTCCGCTAACTGACCTTGAACTTTATTCAATTCTTCTTGTAGCCTTGTTTGCTCTGCAACATTGCCCGACTTTTTCGCATTCTCAATCTGTTCTTGCAAAACCTTAATACGAGGTATAAGCAAAGTTTCCGTTTTCGTGTATTCATCTTGTGCAACTTTCGCATTCTTCAGAGCATCCTGATAAGCTACAACATCCCTTGCAAGGTCTTTCCAACCTAAATCACTTGTATTGCCAATCGAATTACGGATATTCTGCATAGCATCAACGATACTCTTCTGCTGGTCTGCACCCAAATTTTGGAACTTATCCGTACCTACGAACTTATCCAGATCTGCCAATAAAGGAACAAGCACATCTTTCATAATGCCACCAACATTTCCGAAGACTTGATACCAGTCTATCTTCTGCATAATAGCACTAGCCTCAACCGAATCCGTCTCTTTCTTCTGCTCTTCTTTCAAAGACTTTATCTTCCATTGCTTGCTTGAGTCCGAATCCGTAGAGTTTTCAACCTCGCTAATCCTCTTAGCATAATCGGCAGCAATAGCTAACTTCTGCTCCTGGTATGTGCCATAAGTCTTCAGATAATCGTACATGCTTTGCGCTTCTTTAGCAAGCACATCCTCATTCTGCTTTACCGCCTTATCCCGAATTGCATTCATCTGATTAGCAACACTCATGCCTATGGTCATATTCATACCATTGACCTTAACCGGATTACCCTTGCTATCCTTCATGGTTTCATTCAAAACCTCATTCTTGTACTCTTCATTGGTTTTGCTCTGTTTCCACATATTAGCCTTACGACCCTTGCCGGAATTAACCCAAACAGCTTGGTCACGTTTTTTTCTAGCCTCAACCAATTTGTCTATACCTTCTTCTACCGCCTTTCTCTCCTTGTCGGCATTCTCGGTAATCTGAGCCAATTCCTTGCTATAGCCCTCATTCATCGCATTGATGCGATTTTTGGTCATATCTTGGATAGCTTTCTCCGAATAGGATGAAATAGACTTGGAATAGTCCTCCTCAGCCTTCTTGCGTTCATACGCTCTTGCTTGTGGGTCATCCGTTGTACCTGTTTTCTTTGGAGTAGTATGGGTTGTATTTGATTTTGTTGTTGTACTACTCTTTGGTGTACGTGATTGAATTATAGATTTCGCCATTGCGACATCCGTTTGGTTTTCCGTTCTTGACCTAAACTTACCTCCTGAACGTGTTACCAACTTATGCCCAGTTTTCTTTTCGTGATTTTCCTGTTGTAAAATATCCGCCTCTCTCCTTGAAATTAAATTTCGCAACTCCTTCGTTGTCATAGATTTCATCCAATTTGGAATTTCCGAATCATCATAATGAATTTTTAAATTCAACCCATATTCTTTATTCCATAAATTGATAAGATTATCAGTTTGCTCTACCAATTCTTGGATTGATTGCTTGTTCTTGTTTACTATCCAACGAGCCTTTGCTTGGGAGTTATTCCAATCAACAGTCGCTGTGCTTCCTTTATATATTGCGTCCTCTGCCTTTTTGTAACTTTCATTCAAAGAGTTTATACTATCTATATGCTTTAATATCGAACTTCGCAAACTTGCCATCACGAAACTATTGTACCCCATCTTCTTACCCCATTCCTCAAAAGGAACTAACAGGTTGCGAAGATCAGCATCGTATTCTTGTGCGGCATTAGCATATTCCAATGTTCCTTTCTTTGCGGAATCCATTTTCTGCCTTAAAGAGTCTATCTTAGTCAACGCATCATCAGAAACAAGTGAATTAAACATCATCTGTACAGCTGATATGTCTTCTTTATCAATATGTTGTCCGAAATCAAGCCAACTACCACCTAGTGAATCAGAAAAATCCTTATCTAGGTTTTTCCTTGCTTCCTCATATTGAGAAGATATAGACATCAAAGCGTTAGCTTTTTCTCGTTCAGCATTTTCTAATTGTAAAGAAGCAATAAAAGCGTCATGCTTATTTTTCAACGTTTCCAAATTATCCTTTTCATTGTCGCATTTTATTCCATATTGTTCATATACCCCAATAAGTTCATCTTTTGCTTTTTTATGTGCATCAGTACTTTCATTCGTATTTCTCAACACATTCATCAATGTCTCAACCTTTTTACTGGTCAAACTTGTTGTTTCCCCAAAATGTGTTGTATCTGCCGAAATTTCTTCAGTCTCGTCTCCAAACATAGAAAATACGGAATACAAAGTTGTTCCCAGTGTTATCAATGCACCTATCGGATTAGCAGCCATTGCCGCCCATAAACTCTTCAAGGCATTTCCACTACTTCTTACCGCACTAGAAAAAAGATTAACTACCGTAGTCGTATATTTTGTACCTGCTGCATAAAGCGCATTTTTGATAGTGGCTGTTGTTGTCGCCAATATCCCAGCTTTCTTTGCAGTGGTATTGGAAGCTTGAGAAACAGTGTTAATATTATTTTGTATCGTAGCCTGTTGCTTACTTAAATTCTCCTTTGTTTGAGCAATCGTCTTACGTTCGCTTTCAATGGTCGAAATCTTTGTTTGAGCAGCATTCACTTGTTTTGTTGCCGTTTCCAAACGTTCTTTTGCTTCTAGCGCATTCACGGCATTACCCTCTGCATCAAAAGCCAAGTTTGCGCCACCAGCAGTTTCCTCAACCAATTTTTGAGCCTCAGCAAAGGCATCTTGGGCATCTTGTAAATCATTCAAAGCTGATGTATATTGTCTAGCCAACTCTACATCCCTATCATCAAGATTTGATATTTTCTCCGTAGTAGTCTTCAAATCATCTTTAAGAGACTCTATTTTTTGTTGACGAAGTTCCTCGGTCTTTCTTTTTTCTTCATCAAGTTCTATCTGGCTTTGTGCTGTTGCTTGTTGCTGAGCCTGTAAAAGTTCACGTTTCGTCTCTAGTTGGGAACGCATTTGTGCCGAAATAACGCCCTCTTGCTCGGCTGCATCTAACCTTGCCTTTACAAAGTCATCGGACACAGCAGTATCTCCAACAATACTTGCCAAGTCTTGTTGTTTGCTTACTCGCTCTTGCTTTTTGTCCTTACCCAGCGACTTGTAGTTTGAGTTCTCTAGGTCTTGCAAACGCTTGATTTCAGCATCAATTCCCTTCATCATATCATCGGCTTGTTGCGCTTCCTCTGCTTTGCGAATAGAAGCAGCCGCCATTAATGATGCACGATAAGAACCAACGGCTACTGTAGCTACGCCAATAACTTTTATTACCTCTTGCCAATTCTCTACCATAGCAGAAATAATTGACAATCCACTAGAGAACACGCCCTCGGATTTTTTGCCGATTTCGTTGAACATCTGCTGGATGGAGTCACCAATATTGCTCCACTGACCCTCAAAGGTCTTTGATTGTTGTTCCATCAAGCCTCCGAAGCGTCCACCTGCTTGCGTCATGTTGGCGATAGCTTCCTTGAAGATGTCTGATGTCACTTTACCCTTGGAAACAGACTCTTGAACCTCCGTTGTGTTTTGGTGTAAGATTTTACCCAATTCTTCTGCTAATGGGACACCTCTACCCATGAACTGACGCAAATCCATTGTAAACATTCTTCCTTGCGAAACGGTCGTTCCATAAAGATAAACAAGGTCTCCAAGCGGAATGTTCAAGCCCGAAGCAATGTCACCAAGTTGGACAAGGGTTTTGTTAACATCTTTCGCTTCCGTTCCATATGCCAAAAGTTGTTTTGCGCCACCCGTAATGCTGGACATATCGAAAGGTGTATGAGCTGCCGTTTGGATAAGTTCGTCCATCAATTGTTTGGACTTATCCGCACTACCAAGCATGGTATTGAAAGATATTTCAAGTTGCTGGAATTGAGAACGAGTATTAAAAATACTACCTGCCAGTTGTTCAAATCCCAAGCCACCAAGTAATGTTGCCGAAAGCATGTGAGCATCGCCAGTAACTCTTTGGAACAAACTAGTCATTCCTTCTCCGGCAGTTGGAGCGGCCTTCATACGTTCTATCATTTGGCTCATGCTATCGGTCAACATATTTGTTGCCTCTTTTGCCGGATTTGCTGAACCTGCATACAAAACATACTCATTCCGCATATTCTCCAAGGTCTGACGAGCACCGACAGCACCTCCTTCTAAGTTCTTTAATTGCGCAGTTTGACCTGCCAAAGAACCTTTCAAATAGTCAATATTCTTCTGCAAAGACTCTATGGATGACTTATCCGTAGTTACTCCAAGAGTTAATCTCTTGTTCGTGATTTGCTGTTGGATTTTTTCTATTCGGTCTTTGGTAGCTTGCATTTGAAGTTCATAGCTATAAACTTCCCTTGCGGCTGCTTGCATCTTCTTATTAAACTCAGAAGACATCACGTAAGCGGCTCTTGAAGCTGCTTGCGTTAAATCCTTTAAGCGATTGCTTGCATCTGCATATTTTTCCGTCAAATCCGCAACAATAGCTGGGTCGGTTGACTTATTGGTCTTCAACAACTCAGCCCTCAACTTTTCGCACTCGGAACGAAGTTTCGTAACCTCCTCGAAATTCGCTTTGACATCGAATCTTAATTCTGCCATATTTTATGTTTTATTGGCAAAATTAACTAATAATCAAAGAAATAACGAAAGAATTAATGTGTGCTATTTCACAAAAGATTTAAGTGCAAAAATTAAGGCTGGGTACAAAAAAGAGCCACCCCAAAGGATGGCTCTCCATACTGTACTATACTTTACTATACCATACTGCACTTTACCCTACTACACTAGACTTCACCGCACTCCACTACACTTCACACCACTTTTCTGTTGTACACTGCACTTCATTTAATGACTTCTAGCTTATAAAGCTATTGCCTTATGTATAAACGTAGCTACCAATATCGCTAATGTAGAGAATGCAATATGGAAGCTACAAAACCATTTCTGATTTCGTTTGCAAAGGTAAGCATAATTTCTGAAACACGCAAATTATTTAGTGTATTTCTTTATTCTTTTAAACTTTATTTTCTTTTAGAAACTTATTTTTAAAATTACATCTTATTTATATATGTCATTTCAAATAAACCCAATTTGTTGAAATGTTACTAAACGTATAACTTTGCTTTTTTGCCTTTTGCGGTTCTTTGTCAAAGTCAGCCGTAACAAACAAATGCGTTCCGTATAATTCCATATTCATTGCTTTTGTTCTCTCATCGCCCTTATCTTCTTCCAATGGGGAAACTTTAGCCAATTCGCTATCAAAAGCATAAAGTTTAAAGAACAAGTCTCCTTTCTGTTTTGAATATTGCACCAATGCGCCATAAGGCTTTTTTACAAGAACAATAGCATTATTCAACTCCTTGTATTCATCACTACAGCTTTCCACGATTTTTTGCTGGTCTTCATTAGAATTTACACGCATCTTTTCCAAATGCTTTCCTAATGATACATACACACTATCCAAAATCTTATATGCACCATACTTATCATAGAAGGCATATCGAGAAGAAACGGCATCTTCAAAATCAGAGCAAGGAACTATTTCATTCTTTGCGTTCATAGCCTTTTTATTCATTATGGCTGAGTTCCAATTAATAACAAAATCCGTTGCTACGAAATCCAAAGAATATATTAGTCTATTGCTATTGAAGCGATAATCAGACAACGCCTTCTTGTAATTAGCCATTTTTTCATCCTTAACTTGGTTGGAATGGTACACGTAGCCACCAATTCCGCCACCTATCACAACGATAGCTACGATGATGGCAATTATCACTTTCTTCTTCATAATCACATTTATTTAAATTGTTAATATCCTAAGTTTACGACACTCCAAGAGCCATCACTATTCTTCTTGACAACACCATGCAAATCAACGAATTTCTTCTGACCACCATAGGTTGAACGCAAAGAATAAGAAACAGTGACCTCACGTCCACTAACGCTTTCTTTCTTCACCTTGAACACATTGGAGCTTTCCGCACCTACGGAACTTGAAGCATTGCTAACATTCCACTCTTTTTGAAGAGCATCCTCTATTGAATACAGGTCTTCATCCGAAACATACACATCGGTCTCACTAGAAGAACTGATAGCATTTGCTTTTTCGTATTCTCTTGGGTCTTCACGCTTCCCATCTCTCACGATATATACATAATGACATGATTTCAAGTCTTTCACTATCAACGATTCCAAATTCCAATCTTTAGGATTCCTATAAGGAATTGAGACTTTCATATCATACGCAAATTTCCCATTTCTTCCTTCCACAACACCCTCTACAGTTCCTTTATCACTAAAGCTACCATTCTGATCATTATAACCCTTATTGTTATAAAACTGACTATCAATCACCTTATAGCTTTTGCCAAAATATTTTTTTAAAACCAAGTCACGTTTTGGCATACAGGAATCCTTGGATATAGCTCGTATTTCATGTTGTTCCCACTCTTCAGCTATCATCTTGTCTCTTTCAGAGGCGACCTTTATTGCGTAACCACAAATGACAACAATTACTACAATAATAGCTACGTAAGCAATTTTCTTCATAATCCCATACTTTTAATTATTGAACTTGATGAGGAACGCCCCACGTTACTTAACACTTTCCAACTTATCCAACACGACCCTAGCCTCAGCGATGGACGATGCGGAATACAACTCACCACCTTGTTTTATAAGGGCAATGAAATCTGAACAATCAGCTTCGGAAACTAGTTCTGCAAGCGTTACACCTATAATGCTTGCTATCTCCTGAAGACTGGCGACAGTTGGATTCCCATCAATAGTTTGTATCAAGGATGGCAAAGATACTCCCTTACCACCTTTTTTGTTAGTCAGCCTATCAGCTACATACGTTAGCGTAAAGCCTTTTCGTTTAATTATGCCTCGTATATCCATACCTTATTATATATTAAGTTCTAACTTTATTTTATTGATGTTGCAAAGATACACATATTTTCGCAAACTGCCAAACTTATTATGAAAAACTAAGTTTTTAACCTAACAATGCAAACATTTCTTAATTTGTATATTAAATCAGCAAACAAAGGTTAAAGTTAAGATAAAACTTAATAAAATATTTGGTAGTTAGGATAGAACTTAGTATCTTTGCATCGTGATTAAGAAACAAAGGTCACAATAACATTATTAATTTAGTTGAGGTTGCACCTCCGAGTCGGCACTCGTAAAACGGTATAGTGATTATGGCTACTACATTAAGAAATACATTGAGTGAGGTAATGAAGCTTGCTTGGCAGTTCATCAAGAAGAATGGCTACACAATGAGCGAGGCTTTAAAGGTCGCTTGGATGAACATCAAGCTGAAGGGTCAGATGAAGAAGCGCATCGTGAAGTTTTACTTTCAGAAGGTTGATGGTAGCTTGCGTGAGGCATTCGGCACATTGAGCGAGAAGGTTATCCCAGCTACACAGGGTGCAGGTCGCAAGATGAATGACACTTGCCAAGTGTACTTCGATACCGAGAAAGAAGAATGGCGTTGCTTCAAGAAGGCAAACCTTATGAGAGTTGCATAACAGATTTCTAACGATTTAAAAAGAAACTAGATATGAGCGCAAAGATTATAGTGATGCAAGGCAACATGGTTGCTAACATCGAAGAGACGAACAAGGACGCATTTATCAAGCGTGGTGAGTATAAAGAGACCGATCTGGACAGACATAAGCGTGAGGTTGATTTCTTGATTACAAGCATCGCAAACCGCTACGAAGTGACATTCAATCACAAGGTAGAGCTGAAAGAAAGCCGAAGCATCAAGAAAAGCGAATATTTCGATAACATCTACTACGTTACCGAGAACGCATTGAACAAGCTGAAAAAGCAATACTCATACGAGTGTGATTTGTAATAGATTTCGTGAGGCACACCGAAACAACTGCACATTATCTTTGATGTTTAACAATTAAATTCCGTGAGCAATGGAAAGAAGAAGTAATGTGCAGCAACGTGCCACGATAGCTGGTCGTGCTGGCGAGGGCAGAAGTCCTCCATAGTAAAACAAACGTTAATATTTTAAATAAAACACTAAAGCGTTTGCATGTTAACAAGAAAAGCATTAACTTTGCAGCCGAAAATAACAAGGTTGTGAAGTCACGAGCACGGCTAATGAGGATATAGATCATATTTTTAAAATTTAAAATTAAATATTTTCATTTGCTCCAAGCGTGGAGTATTGTCATTCCGTTCATCGCCTTACATAAGTGGACGGTTGACACAAGCCCTGTCCGCTCTCGTGACTTTAGCGGATGGGGCTTTTCGTTTCCACCACAGCCAAATATAATTATTAACAATTTAAATTTGGAGTTACTATGACAGAAAATGTAAACCGAATGATGGTGAATCCGCCAGTGTTCCCATCGGGCAGTGTGAAATCTGGTATGACAGGTGATGGAGAAGAAAGAATCACCTCGTTGGAAATTGCTACAATAGCAAATAAACGTCACGCAGATGTGATGAAAGCTATTCGTAAAATGGAAGAATCATGGTTTAAGGTGGCTCGGGGAAATTTTTCCCTCTGCTCTTACTTAGATGAAAACGGACGTGAGCGTCCTTGTTATTCCCTTACCAAACGTGAGAGTCTTTACATTGCCACCAAGTTTAATGATGAGGCAAGAGCGAAGTTGGTTTTGCGTTGGGAGGAGTTGGAAATTAAGCATCGTGAGCAGGTGCAAGCCGAGCAAATGAAGCCTCAGCAAAGTTTCTTGCAAGACAAGTTGACGGTTGCCAATTGGGTAATGGACTCGTTGCGATATAGTGATGCCGCACGCTTGCAGTTGGTGAGCCAGATAGCAGAGCCTTATGGAGTTCCGGTTCCTGATTACGTCCACGCTCCGAATGGTGCTTCGCACGCAGTCAGTGAATTGTTGAAAGAACGTGGTGTTGAGTTGTCAGCCATCAAATTCAATAAGCTGGCATTGGCTGCTGGCTTATTGGAAGAGAAGACCCGAAAGGGTACAAATAGCAAGGTTCACAAGTACTATTCTGTCACCGAAAAAGGTTTGGTGTATGCTTTGAATGACATCTACAAAGATGTGCCTGGGCAAACCATTCCAAAGTGGTATGACAACAAGTTTGAGGAGGTATTGGAAATCATTGGCTACAAGTCATCCAAACAAGTAGATATGTTTGCAAGCGGTGAGACACACTAAGACAACTGTAAAAGCCCCAATCTCGTTAGAGGTTGAGGCTCTATTTATTTTTACATTTACATCTTATCTAACCCTTAGAACAACAAAGACTTTTGCGCTAATTTTCAATAACTTGTATTTTTATTACAGAAGTATTGTTATTTTACATTTCGGCTTCATTATACTCATAATCCCAGAGGAATAACTTGCCTTTGACGTTTCTAATCGGCTTATCGAACAATTTAGCATTCTTCAAGAACCAATGATATTGGAAATCTTCAGCAAATGCATCCGGATAAGCCTCATGGAATTGAATATCATCCAACTCTACGCTGCCGATAATGGCTGACGTTGGCAAGTCTTTGAAGTCTGGAATAACAATACCATGCTCTTGGCAATATTTCTTCATTGCGCTCTCCTGCCATCCGTCAAGTTTTTCGGGTTTGGCTTGGCTAGCATGAATAAGGAAACGACCACGGAACTTTCTATTCCATGTTCTGTTCTCAATGGTCTTGCAGCCGATAGCAATTAACCAAGCATACGGCTGACGAATTGATAATACTTTCATAAGCTCATTGTTTTATTATTTGCATCCGCAAAGGTAACAAAAACCTTCGAGAAATACAAGGAAACTCTAATTTATTTTCATGTTTTCTAAAAATAATCTTGAAATAGCTTGCATCCTACAGACGGTAAGAGGTTAGAACCTCTTCCGTCTTTTCTTTCTTATTCTATCCCAATCCGGTTTAAGAACATCCATCGTGCAGACCATTGCCTTGTACTTGTCACTTAGTTCACCCTCGTTCATAGAGGAACGGAAAGTATACATCTTGTATCGTTCATGCTCTGGCACATATAATCCCACCATCAAGGAACGGACTCCATCCACCTCCTGCTCCGGTGCTATCAATACAAGCCCCTCGTTCATGCTTTCCAACTTGAAAATCTTTGAGGTGACAACCTCATAATAGTCTAGTACATTCATATTCTTGTCTCCTATAATTAGTTTGTACGTTCAAACACTTCAATATACTGGATAGAGCTACAATCAATATATTTACGTGTAAACACTACTGTACTTCCACTTCCAATCATAAGTGTTCTGTTCTTTGTATTGCAATTGAAAGAGGTTTCACCACCAACACTATTGAAGTCGAAACTTATTTTTGCTCCACCTACCAAGTTGATACTTCCTCTAAGACCTTTGTCCTCGGCTTCGCCTAATATCACATTCACATGACCTGCATCCATATTCTCCTATAATTAATTGTTAAACACCTTCTCTAATAAAGATACGTATGATAGAGTCACTATCAATGTAATCTCTGTTTCCGTTCTCACCAAGTATAGTTATCAAATGCTTTTTTTTGTTATAAAGAACATCGGCAGTAAAATCAAATAACTTTGATTTGCTAAAGTTTGCATGAGTTAACTGCCCATTAGAGAGTGAAATTCCTGCAATGCAACCGCACTCCTTTGCATCATCTAAGATGTCTTTGATAATCTTAATATCCATAGTCTTATTACTTTACTTCTCGTTCTACAATATCAAAATTATCCCACGTCTCTCCTTCGCTGTCTGAGATATGAAAGAAAGAATCTGAGATATTGTATAGATAATCATCGCAATTCAAAACTCGCTTGTAATTCTCCAAAGTGTTCATTCCTTTGTGCCTTATCGCCTTTCTTGCCTTATCTATGGTAGAGAAAACTTCTGCGTCAACCTCAACTGCCTCACCCAGTCCATGTTGGTATGAAGATATTACTACATATACTTTCATCGCTTAAACCTCCTTATTCATTACGCTACCTTGAATAGCATTTCTTTGTTAATCTCAATCCACTGACAAGCGTCCTTGCGGAAAAAGATGTCCGAATCGAACCGCTCACCATCCACATCAATACTATTACCCTTGCAGACAAAGGTATGGTTCTTTGTCAAAGGTACAAGAAGGTACGTTTTGCCCTCTCTCTTGCGTTCTACAAGCGTTTTATCCGTACCTAGGATAATAGATACCCTTTCTTCCTTATCGTCCTTTAAAACGCCTATTTTGTCTGTGTGCTCGATATAGAGCACATTCAAGAAATTCTCATCCATTTTCTTACTCCTCCCATCGAAAAGCGTTAGTGTCTTTTACAACCTTCTTGCTGTCTTCGTCCCACATATAACCATCCGTAAACCATTTAGGGGCTTTACCATTGATTACTCGTTTTGCATCGGCTATGCTAGCATAGCCTGGTTCAACAACATTATCAATGCGAACGGCAACCTGACCGAATACGTCCTCCACCTTGGTAATATGATGCCCTTTGTAGAACACTTCTTTCAAACACTTAGCAATTGTCTCCATATCTCAAATACTTTAAAAGTCCTAAACTAAAGGGGTGTTTAAAGGCACACCCCCTATTAAGCCTCGCCAAACACCTTAGAACGTGAATATATCTTTATGCAACTCGCAAGAAGTTGTAAGCCTTGAATTGTCTCCATGCGCCCTTTGCTTCATCCCAATAGCGGATGCAATCTCTTGATGCTGCATGCCCTGTACCATTTGGAGTATAGTCAATGTGGCTCTGAAGGAGAGTACCAAAGGCTTGTCTTACCTCACCATTCATCTTCATAAAGAAGAACTCTACTACCTTGGTCTTCATCGCTGCCTCAAGCTTTACGACCTGCCAAGCCTGTTTCAAGCACTCAACCCAAGACATTGAACTTGATTTCAACTGATAGGCTCTATGTGCCAACTGCATTACCTTTCTCATCTTGTTCTTAATTGAAGTTGTCATATCCTCAAACCGTTTTACGAGTGCCGACTCGGCTGCATAGCAGCAATTAATAGTTAAACTTTAAAGCCTTTATCTCTTAAAGACATTGCAAAGATAGTAGTTTTTTCTAATATTACCAAATATTTCTATAAGAAATTTCTAATATTACCACTTATTTAACACTTATAAGCTATTTCTAAACATTTATTCACTAATTATTAGCTAATTCTAATATTTAACTCTTTTTCTTTGGCAGTTAAAAAAAAATAAGCTATCTTTGCAGCATAATAAATATTAGTATTCACTTATATATAATAAGGTATGGACTTAAAGAAAATAATTAGGAGTCATGGGCAAACCATTTCATCTGTAGCTGAAAAGTTAGGTATTACCCAATCAGCTTTATCGCAACAAATCAATAATGGCTCAATTTCATTTGCGAAAGTAGAACAAATAGCTAGTATTTGTGGTTGCTCGCCATCTAGTTTCCTTGCTATTGATGGTGAAACCTTATCGCATCCGGCTATCATCTGCCCCCATTGCGGCAAGCCTATCGAGCTGGAGATTAGGGCAAAGGAGGGGAAATGATATTCCTCTCCTTTTACTCTTCTATTCTTTCTCCTTCAAAAAGCCTATACCTGCATGAACATTACCCAACTTATACCAAGACTGGCTTAAAGTCATAACATAACTATTGAAGGATTTTTCCCCAATATCAAGGGTGAAGTCTTCATCTACATCAGGCTCTCCATGTCTTACGTACCCCTTATTCGGGGTGTATAGCAATCTATGATATGAGCCGTTCTCACAAATATAAAGTCCGCTATTACGCCAATCGGAACTCCAAAATTCCGGTTTATTCACGTAACAAAGCATTACATCACCATCGTAAATAGGAATACTATGACTTCGCTCATCCTTTTCTCCAACAAATTTTTCGCTATCAACATTGTCAGACTGACGGATAACAGATACGATGGAGTAACCATTTCCAATAAAGTCCGCTATATCAACATATGTTCTTTGCTCTCTAAGGTCAAATTCTTGTTGGCTTCTTACGCCATCTTTCTCAAATATTACAAGTATTCTTGTGTACTTATCACCAAAATTGACCATACTTAGAATCAAGCCGTTGTTCATGTAAGACGCATAAGCTTCTTTGGCTAGTATTAATACACGCTCTAGATATTCCAATGGCTTGTATCTAACTAACCAAGACTGACCTTTATGCATCTTTTGCAAGTACGAATACATGTTCATCGCCTCGCATTCATCTATTCCATGCTTCTTGCAGACCAACTTGAACTTATCCGGATAAACACTAGTTACAAGTCTATCCAATTCGTCCATAGCTTGCATGGCTTTCAAATAATCATTTGCTTCCATTTTACTAATCTTTAAGTTTCTCAATTATATAACCACGACCTGTATAGGTACAAGACAAGCCAATATACACTAGCTGATGTAAAAGCCACAATTCTTCAGTGAACGGCAATCTATCACACTTCACAAACTCATCTTCATCCTCAAAATCAGATGCCTTTTCCAATATTTCTTCCTTTGTCATTATCTTTAAATTTGTGCCCGAAAGCTGTTAATCCGCATCTTTTATTTTTTGTAATATGTCAAGTATCACGTTTGCAATCTCAAACCTACCGACATTTGGATTCTGTGGAACACTATAACACAAAGCTTTTAAAAGCTCAAAACATTGATTCTCATATAATATCATACGCTTACTTCTTTTGATTAAAATACTTTTCCAACTCTCGAAGGATGAACATCCCTCCTATCTTGAAAGACTGCTCTATCACCCCTCGATGTTCCTTGAATACGTTTTGACTTCTTGCAAACCGAAACGCTTCATTCTCTAGTATAAGCACAAACTTATTAAATTCTGCATCGGTCATTTGCATTCACCTCCTTTGATAATTAAGTCAAACAATTCATCTGCGTATATCCAACCATCCAAATAGTAAGCTTTAACTTCTAATTCCCACATTTCTTGATATGTGCCGCAATCAGTCTTGTACATCATATCGTATAGGTTGTAAAGATTTCTATAACCGCAGTCTCTTGAGTATGCAAGAATCCTTCCTCTGCCAATTTGAGGAACTTCGTTAGCATTATGAATCAAATCTTTGAATATCTCTTTCTCTGCCCAATCAATGCCATCCAAGAAATGCTTATCGGCATTTTTATCTCTTTGAACCATAAAGCCGTTTTTGCTAACCTTTCTGATTACACGATAGCTTTTGCTTGCGTAATCTCTGGCGGCTTGGATTTTCTTCTTTATGTCTATCATAACTATTACTATATTAAAAAGGTAAATATGGACGTTCAAGAAAACTAAGTAAAACAGCATGTTCTTTATATGCGAAAGAATCTGTTCTTCCCATTCTCTCAAAGCGTTGCATTTGCCTTTTACAATGCTCTATAAGTTCTTTCTTAAAAGCTTCGTCCATAACTTACCTCCACATTTTTAGTTGTACCTAACAATGATTCGTTGCCGTCGTAAGGAATACATTGATTCCAACTACAATGATTTATGCATACGTACAAGTCTTCCTTTTTAAAACTAAAGAAACTTATACTCCATTTATCTCTACTAAAGTCTCTTACCAGCACTTTATCAAATGGCTTGAGTTCAATATTTGGCTTCAAGTCCACAATCTGTTTCTTCTCAGCATCCCAAGCCTTGCCTTCCTTTTCGAGAGCATCAAAGAGCTGCTGCTTCTCTTCTTCCGTGGCAAGGCGAAGTTTACAAATGTCTTTCTTAAAGAAAGTAGTTCTGCATGCCATACTCAAAATTAGACTACTTAAATCTAAAGAAATAAATGAGCTATAACCTTCTGATAAACCGGTTTTGCCTGATACTATAAATACATCTTGTCTATTACCATAGTCGGCAAAAGCTATATCACCATCCTTGAACTCATACTGCTTTTCAATCTCCAAAGTGGTGAGGTTTAATATTCCTCCTAATTTTCTTTCAATCTCTCTGACATATCCATAGGCAATATTGTTATCTAACTTGTCAAACTTAGCTGTTTCTGCATTTGATACGTCTTCGTAACCATCCCTGCTATTAGAATAGCATCCGTTGAACTTTGTATAATCATCAGATGCCCATTCTTTGAAAATGCACTGAAATCCACAACTATTGATAAGCAAATCGCCCTTCTTCCAGGCGAACTTGCCCCAGTCACGCATATTCTTAGAAGGAAGGAGAATCCGTAAGCCTTCAAGCCAGCATTTTTCTGTACCTAGTTTTGAATAATCAAACAAAAGAGTACTGCCTACTTCATTAGTTGATGTACATTCTATATAAGTACCAACGTCTGTTGTGTGGACTTTATCTAACTCTACGTCTATATTGCGTAATAAGTCGTACAACTTAGTTCCTTGCGGCTTATCCTTTAGGATTTCCGCTACATTAATCTTATTTCCCATATCTGACTTTTTTATATTCATTTATTCTTCACTAAAATATTTCTTAACAAACGCTCGTTCGGTGAGCCATTTTCCAAACCCCACTCTAAAGTAACGCTTTGATTTACCTTTCGCAAACCCATATTCATCACGAGGTGTATTTACACTTAGGTGTATCTTAGGAACATGGTTTACCGATACGTATGCAGTTATATATTCATCCGAGAATGCCAAATGCTGAACTTCACGGAACTTTACACTTTTAAAGAACATTTCCTTCATAAGCCTTAGTCCTTATAGATTGCATCAAGAATGCTTCTGAAATTCGGATTATCAATAACGGCTTGGGCATCTTCTTTGTTCTTGAAGTAAATAGCTCCCTCGTTATAACTACTACAAGAAGTAATACCATATTCACGGGTTCGCATGATATTATACTTATGTTCATTAGAATTCCAATCCGGTTTCCAATCTCCATTATAACACTTAGCTATATCCATTAACTTATCCAATGCAACAATTTTCTCTACATTACTATTAGTAACATTAGCAACGACAGGGCTAAGGCCACGGTCTATTAAAGTAGATATAACATCCTCATAGCTGAATGGTCTCTTCTTGAATGCTATAATGCCCACTTTCAAGTCACTTTTTTCAATGTCCACTTCCATTCCTTTAGGAATATCTATGATTAACTTATTATCTAGCATTTTCATTTTTCTTATGTTTCATTTCCAAAATATATTTTTTATTCACAACCAACTCGAAGAACTTATATTTAACATGCATGTAGTTGCGACCTAAATCAACTCCACCGACAAATTCTTCTCTATACCAAGAGATTGCCGTATATTTTACAATATCATGCTCTTCCGGATGATTCTCACGACCATTCCACACATTTGTGCGAACCAGATCGCAATACCCATCAGGTAATTTGGCACGTATCATCCTCGTATTCTCCGCATCAATATAGACGTTTTTGTATTCCAAATCTACGCCTAAAATTTCCTGATTAAGCTTTGCTACATCCATATCTTTTCAATCTTAAAACACTACGTTGAAGATCCCTCGGTTTGAACGGATTCTTCTCCAGTATTTTATTCACATCATTTCGTATCTTGCGGCTTTCCCACTTCTTTGTAAGACGCATAGCCTTTAACAAACGATGGTCTCCGGCTAGCTTTCCTGCATCCATCTTGCCACAATAATAGCCTTGCCTATAAGCCCAATATCGGGTTTTATAGACTTCCTTCATTATCTTCTTAGCTTGTCTTATTTTCATGTCAACCTCACTTTCTGCAAAAAAAAGTTCCATGACACCAATCGCTGCTTTCAACATACTTATGTAGTTTAGTACATCTTCCTGCAAGCATACCATTGAAATGTTTACAACGACTGCATTCCTTTGAAGTTCTCAAAATTGAACGAAACAAACTAACGTTGGCACTCGGCATATTTACCTTATTCCATCTGATAGTTGCTTTCTGATAGAGATTCTTTAATCTAGGAATGAATCTACTCTCTTTCTTGAATGTATATTTTGAATCGAAGTAACGTGTGTCCGTTCCTTTCGCCATCATATTCAAGATTTTCTTAGCTTGTCTTATCTTCATATACTACTTGTTTTTATAAATTTCACATGTCCCCTCATAAATAGTGTTATTACTATAAATGTCATTATATTGCGAAATGGAAACCAATTCGTTTGCCTTCATTCCCTTAAGAATTTCATCGTACACACTTTCTATTGCTCTTCTCTTCAATTGCTCCATGCCAAATTTGTCACGGCAATAGTATTGCATTTCAAAATTTGACATTGTAACTCTTGAATGAAGCTTAACGACTTGTGGCTTTATGTATCTAACCTCTATCTTTGGCTTGATGCCTAGTTTGTCAGCTAGCCATTGTTTCCATTTCGGTTTTACATCTTCTCCATCCAAGCAAACAAGCAGGATGTAGATAAAACTCATACAAAGATATAAAATTCCTATATTCATACGCTACTTCTCCTTATCGAATTTATTGCCGACGACCTTAAATCTATTTAACGAATCTTTCTCACTCATAAGGTATGTTAGTGCAACGCAAAAATCACGACCATTCTTAGCGAGTAAAGAAAATGCGCCATATTTAAACACTACTATTCCGTCAGGACTATCATTGGTGACATTTGAAAGCATATCACATTCCCAAATCTCATTGCCCACACAATCTTTCAGACCTGTGAATTGGCAGACCGTTAAAGGGTCAACCTGATGTGCCTCGTTTCTATTAAGCATTGATTCACTCTGCCTATCCTCGATGATATAAGTGTTACCACATTCAACACAGAAGTAACCTTCTACCCAAGTGTTATTGTCAAGACGCTTGGCCTTGAATTTGATATTTTCTAATTTCATACGCTAAAATCATTTAATTCACTTACATTGTTTAATAACCGCCTCATTGAAAGACAAATTATAAGCATGAGTATCTGTAATACCTTCAGCCTCTTTATATTTGTCAAGAATAGAATCTCTTATTCCGTCAATATAAGGCTTATCTATAAGCTTGAACATAATTACATTAGTCCAATCATCAATTCTCCTGTTTGGATTATCAATCTCGTCTTTATACCAACCAGATTTTCGCCCACTATCTTTATGTGGAACACGATATTCTGCTACCATTGGTATTGCGATAAATCCATCATTCTCCATAGTAAGAACCATTACCCAATCAAGCTCAATTCCAAGTTTTTTCATCTTGAAATACTCTTTAATTGGCAACCATCCTTCTAACTTCATTCGTTCAATAAACAAGTTAGCTATTCCTGCTCCTATAAATTCTTCGTGCATACTTTTCATTTTTTATTTAATTTATGAGCAGTACTATTAGTATGCTCTATATGTTCATTATTACAACAATATGGATAGAAATATTTATCTGCTCCATACATAAGTTCTTCTATAATATTATCGTCACTATCATTGCACTTAGAATCAATAGTAACTCTAATATTTACTTCGAATATTCTTTCCATAACTATTCTTCTTTAAGTTCTAACTCTTGCTTGATTAGTTTTAGAAAACTTCTAGCGTGAACTACAAGAACTTTCTTATTTCCTGAGTTCATCATTCTAGTATAGTTTTCAATCATATCATCAATAATTGTTAGTGCCGATACTTTACTCATATTTTTTCATATTTAAATCTTTAAGTCTATCCTTATAGAAGGCAGGAACTCTACTAATCTGCCACCAAGAATAGCATTCGTCACTCCAAGGTTCAATCCACACTGGTTCTTTTGTGTCTTTATCTTGGCAGTATACAATTCCACGTACTTCATCATTAAGCAAGAAAGCCTCTACATCAAAATCCAAATCGTCTAATGTTGCATAAGTCTTGCAATACTCATTACGTTCCCTAGTGCCTTCCCTTACGAACAACTCAAAATCATTGAATAAATCTATTTTTAGTATCTCTAAGTTATTGCTTTTAACAACATCTAGAAGAGACTTTTTGACGTTCATTTTGCTCATTTCCTATCCCTCTTTTTATAGTCATTGCAATCCATAGGAATATGGTCTGCTAACTCTTGCCAATAACACCTATTATCATAATAACAAGTTTGACATTTTTGAATCTTTTCATTCATTACTTATTCTCCTTTAAGTTCGACAGGCTCATCTTTCCAAGACAATTCTTTTCCGATGAGCTTCTTAATGCTTCCTTTAGGAAGGTAACAGCAACCGGTATTTGCGTACCTCTGCCCATATAAATATACGACAGAGCAAATCCATAATGTATTACTTTCATTTCTGTAAGGTTTTTCTGCAAAAATATGTTCACAGCCACCTTTATCTACTGCTAACCATGACATAACTAATACTATATTTTTTTAATTAATAAATTACTTTCCTTATTAAATGGCTTATAACCATTATTCAGATACCATTCGAAAACAAAACTCTCAGATTCATCTTTATTAAATTCCAACCCGATTATTTTCACTCCATTTAACTTAGCTTGTTGTTCAGCAAGTTGTAACAGACGTTTTGCAACGCCACATCTTCTATGAGTATCATCAACAAAGAGTGCATATATTAAAGCATCAGCTTTGCCGAAAATATCACTAACATATAATGGAATGGATATTTGAACAGAACCAAGATTTTCTTCATCAGTTATTAAAATTCTGATTTCGTCCTTCCATGTCTGTTTTTGTATCATAATCAATCCTCCAACTCTATGTTATTTTCTGCTGCGTAGCCATCTTGTGCTTCCTCACAATACTGACCTTCGCAAAGCCAACCTATGCCGATGTTATATTCTGAAATAATGTTCTTGTTGCAATATTCACAGATAGCATCGCCAAGTTTATTTTGTAATTCTTCTCTAGTCATAATCATCCTCCAATTCTTTTTGAATATCGTTCAACCACACAAAAACTTCATCAATATTAATGTAAGAAACATATCCCTCTTTATGCTTTCTTAATTGATTCTTCTTTTTGATAATTATATTAATTGCAGTTACTTTACTCATTGCTTATCCTCCTTTTTTCTGATTCTTTCTATATGCTTTAGTTGCGCAATAGTTATATTGCCATATCGTTTATACATACCTTGGAGATATACAATATAGCCAGCTAATGTTATTTTATTTGCATCCATATTCTCTTCTTTTTACCCTCCCCATGATGTTATCAAAATAATAACGGATTAGAGTCTTTATGAGCCTTTCACTCATTAACGTTCTTCGATGTGTACTAAATGCTTGATGCCTTTTCCACATAAGAGTGCTCTGAGGTAAATTGTCAAGCGGTAATTGATATTTTACGGCTACACCTAATGCCAACTAATCTAATTCGAGCACGACTTTTTCGTTATTATCTTAATTTCACCAAGGAGAGGGTGGTAGTTACTTAGATGGCTCAGTATATGATACTGGCTCCCATACATCGTAAGCTGTCAGCAAAACTGGAGCGATAACAGATGGGGCGAAGATTATAGATGCTGCAACATCTGGAGCATTCAACTCGTAGTTAACACCTTCTACTTTGTTTTCCTTACTAGCCCAGCCATAAGGCTTTGCTGTAATCGTAGAGCCATCTTTCTTTTTAAAAGTCTTCTCGCTAGAGCAAGAAGCGAACAAGCTTGCAACGACTAAGGCTGCCAAAATAATCTTTTTCATATTACTTATATTCAATCCCATAAGGGTGGTTAGTTACTCATTAACTTCAACAAACTTTCCGTTTTTAAGTTGATACCAAGTATCAGCCTTGATATTCACTCCATCTACGTACTCAGTTTTAACACATACCGGTACATCGCGATTCTTTTCATCTCTCCATTTCCATTCTGCCAGCGTTATCCATGAGCCAATCTTTGCTTTTGCCATTGAACTGTTGCCAGCACACATGATAACGGAATCTTCTCCAGTGCTATCAATCTTAGCATAGTCGCCACTTGAACCAATCTTAGCAGA